ACCGATAAGCAAGTAAGTATATATACAAATAAGTTCTTTGACACTTATGTCTATAGGGTAATTAAATGAACAAAAAGTTTAGAGTAACAGATTATGATATTATATATTTGTCATATGATGAACCAAATGCTGAAAAAAACTATGCAGATTTGTGTAATAAAGTGCCATGGGCTAAACGTGTACATGGAGTTGAAGGATCAGATGCGGCACACAAGGCATGTGCAGAACTAAGCGAAACTGATCGGTTTATTACAATCGATGGTGATAATATTATAGATGAACGATTTCTTAATCAAGAAATAGATTTTGAAGAACATGCTAACTTGTCCACTAGTGTAATTAGTTGGACTGCTAAAAATACAATTAATGGATTAACATACGGCAACGGTGGAATTAAATGCTGGCCAAAAAACTATGTTCTTAACATGCGTACACATGAAAATGCAGATCCAAATAACGCCCATGCACAGGTTGATTTTTGTTGGGATATTAAATATATACAAATGAACGGAACCTACAGCGAAATAATGAATAACGCTACTCCGCATCAAGCATGGCGTGCTGGATTTAGAGAAGGTGTAAAGATGACATTAGATCAAGGCATTGGGGTAACAAAAGAACAGTTACTTAAGAGTCACTGGAAAAATTTGCATCGATTATATATTTGGTTAATGGTAGGTGCAGATGTAGAAAACGGAAAATGGGCTATTTACGGTGCTAGAGAAGGACTGTACAAAACTATGTGTACAGACTGGAATTTTATCAATGTACGTGACTTTGAATATCTTAATAATCTTTGGAAAGAAATTGAACCTAAAGTATCAATGGACGGACTAGAAGACTCTATTGAAGAATATGGTATTAAGCTTATTAAAGAACTTGAAATACCGATTGCAGAAAGTCCGTTAAACGCACAACAAAGTAAGTTCTTTAAGACAGTGTACCAGAATCCTGCTCGTACTGCTAATCAACAATTTATTAACCAGGAATGTTAATGACAGATATACATACTTTTAAAAAAGAAAAATTAGATAAAGTAAGTTGTTCATTTTGTATAGCAAAATGGAAGCAAGTAACAATACATCTTCATAATGGACATACACATAGTTGTCACCATCCAGCGCCACACAAGATACCTATTGAAGAATTAAAAGATAACCCTAGCGCATTACATAATACTAATTTTAAAAAACAACAGCGTAAAAAGATGCTAGAAGGCGACCGCCCCAACGAATGTGATTATTGCTGGCGTGTGGAAGATTCCGGTAGCGATAGTTTAAGCGACAGAACATATAAATCAGCTGAGCCTTGGTCTCAGTCATACCTAGAAGATATTGTATCCAAGCCGTGGGACGATAATGTTAACCCGAGCTATCTTGAAGTCAGCTTTAGTAGTGTTTGTAATTTTAAATGCTCATATTGTTCTCCACAGGTTAGTAGTAAGTGGATGGAAGAAATACAACAACATGGCCCATATCCAACTTCAACTAAATTTAATAATTTAGATTATTTGCGTGAAACAAATTCGATGCCTATTCCAAATAGAGAACATAATCCTTATGTCGAAGCATTTTGGAAATGGTGGCCTGATGTTTCAAAGGACTTACATCACTTTAGAATTACCGGCGGCGAGCCATTACTTGCTAAAGATACTTTTAAAGTTTTAGATGATCTAATAGCAAATCCTAAGCCTAATCTAGAAGTGTCAATTAACAGTAATATGTGTATACCAGATGCAGTATTTAATAATTTTATTGAAAAAATTAAAATTATCTGTAACGAAGGTAAAGTAAAGAAGTTTAAAATATTTACAAGTGCCGAAGCACATGGAGCTCAGGCTGAATATATACGTCATGGTTTAAATTATAATCAATGGTTAGACAATATTCATCGGGTGTTAAGAGAAGTACCAAATTGTTCTTTTACATGTATGAGTACCTATAACTTTTTAAGTTTGTTTAGTTTTAAAGAGTTTAGCAAAGATATTCTTGATATAAAGCAAGAATACGGCGGACACGATGTAAGACTTCATCCTATGATTCTCGATGTTCCATTTTTGAGACATCCTCCACACCAAGCTATTTTCATTATGCCAGAAAAATTTAAAAAGTATGTATACGACCAAGTAACGTATGTACATGAAAATGTTGAAAATCCAACATGGTATGGTACCGCAAATAATAGATTTTATCAGTGGGAAGCAGATAAATTTAAAAGACTATATGAGATCATTACATATATAGATGAAACACATGAAACTAAACCACATGTTATAGAAAATCGATTAAACTTTATTAAGTTTGTTAATGAGCATGACAGAAGGCGCGGAACTAATTTTCTTAAAACGTTCCCTGAAATGGAAGAAGAATATTATAAGTGGTCTAAACTATGAGTGATAAACTAAATAAAAAAAATATAAAAGTTGCATTTTGTTTTAGTGGACAACTTCGTACATGGAACAGATGCATAATGAATTGGAAAAAGTTATTTAAAAATCTAGAAAAAACATATGGTATAACTGAAATTGACGTATTTTGTCATATTTGGGATCACAATACCTTGCAGCAAAGTATTGCTACTGAGAAATATGGTAATAATATTATCGATAACGCATCTGTATTATCTAACGCCGAAATAGGTAATTATATTAAACAACTTAATCCGGTAGATTACAAAATTAGTAATATAACAGCATCTAAGAACTCAACGCAGCAGACACTTGATCAGCAAGCACTTGACACAAAGTGTCTTTACGGTGAATGCAGTAATGCGTGGATGTCACCACAATTTTATTCAGTCATGTATTCTGCACATTTAAAAAGAATGCATGAAATAAAACATAATTTTAATTACGATGTGTGTGTTCGTATGAGAAATGATCTCTATTTCAAAAAAAGTTTATCAGCTCTGTCTATAGAAAATCTGTTAAACCCTAAATTTAATACAGTTTATTCTTGTCATACTGGAATAGATGATGTAATGTGGTTTAAAAGGAGACTAGGTGATATATTTTGGTATGCTGATAGTCCAACATTTGATAAGATGTCAAATTTCTATCAGTGGTTGCCGACATTAGGATCTAGAGCTATATCTCAGACATCAGATGCAGCTCCAGAACATCTATTATATTTTTATGCAAAAATGTTTAACATATCAATAGATACAATATCTGATGATCCTAAAATAGTTCGAGACTCAGAATATGTTAAATTAAAACAAGATTTTGGTTTCGGACCGCTCGGAGGTTATGAAATATCATGAAAGAGAAAATAAGAGTTGCAGTTTGTTTTAGTGGACAAATACGAGATTGGAAACTTGCTTCAAAAAATATTTTAACTTACTTTTCACCGGCAAAAGATTCCGGCATATCAGTAGATTATTTTATACATACTTGGGATACTAACACATGGAGATTTCCAAAAACAGATATACACACCTACATAGACAAGAAGCATAACGATATAAGCGAATTAGTAGACACATATAAGCCAGTTTCGTATCATATGTCAGAATATCATTGTAACGAGTGGAAATCATCTTGGGACCCTTTATTTTATAGTTTTGAATATAGCATAATGCTAAAGAGACAGTACGAATTGGAAAACAATTTTGTATATGATATTGTAATAAAGGCCCGTCCTGACACTGTATATAATCCTACTAAACGTTTTCCGTTCTATCATCATGTTGATGATGGCTCATGCTATACTGCGACTGAAATAGCTAGATTTTCAGCTGAATTTAATACGCAGTGTTTCGACGATGTTATGTTTTTTGGTAACAGCAAAACAATGGATGTTCTGTCAGGGTTATATAAGTATTATGCCTTAAAACATAGAGACAACAAAAACCCAGAAATAACAGTCAAACAACTTAATATTAATACAGAACTACATTTAGGCCCAGGCACGCTTCTTTATCGATATGCAATATCACACAATATTCATCCCGATAGTTATAAAATTGATTACGCAATAGTCCGAAGTACTATGCAAGGTAAGGGACTAGACTCTGTCGAAGACTACGATAAAATAAAAAAACTTTGGCAGGAGTGGTACATATAATGAAATTAATCTTTGACGGAGATAGTTGGACGTTCGGATGTGAAATTGCAGACCCTGTTTTAGCAGCACAGCACCCTCGAGGCACCCATCCAGGAGTATACGATTTTAAGGAAGCAAACGATTATTACAGAATTCCTAAAATTTATCCTCACTATATGGCAAAACAACTAGATTGCGACTATGTAAATCTAAGTTGGCCTGCTGATGACAACAGAACTATAATAGAAAGAACAATGTCATATATTAGTACAGAATATCTAAGTTGTAATAAATCAACTGATGATATATTTGTAATTATTGGTTGGACAAGTCCTGAAAGAAATAGTTTTTGGTGGAAAAATGGAAACTTTTCTAACAAGTTTAGATTATGGCCACAGGTTCAGAACTTTGGTGATAAGAAGCAGAAAAAACTTTGGAAGATGTATGTTCAGCACATGTGGAACCCGGAAGAGTATATACCACGACACGTCTCAGCAATAACACAATTTCAAAATTTTTGTAATGCTCATAATATTAAATGGTTATCTTACAATGCGTTTTATCAAACGCCACATCAAGGACCTGATGGATGGCAAGATCTCGACATAATAGAAGAGCTGAAGAGTATTGATTACAACGTAGGTGGCTACTCATATTCTGATAACGGTAAAAGAAAGTCCAAAAAAATGGTTTTTAGGACGTTATGGGATACAGTTGATCCGGTGAGATTTTATAAAAAGGACCAACCTAATAGTACATTTAAAAGTTTTATTGAAGCAAATGTAGATGATCCTTTAGTAGGTTGGCATCCCAGCCCGTCAGGGCACGAAGCGTGGGCAACTGAATTAGTAAGATACATAAAGGAAAATAATTTATTATGAAAAAACTTGTAATATGTGGCGACAGTTTTGCAAAAGGAATTGGTTGTCGAGATCTTAAAAACGAACCGTACGGAAGTATAGTAGCCGATGAATTAGGATTAGAGCTTATAAATATTGCCAAAGGGTCCAGTACAAATTATAGTATATTTTTACAAGTATTATATGCAATAGAGCATATTAATGATATTGAGATGATATTAGTTACTAATACTAGTTATGATAGGGTAGAATGGGTTGCACACGATGCCGTTACAAATAATAAATTTCCAACTAACTTTGATATAAATTATCATCAATATCCTCCGTATTATCCAGGAAGTTATATGCCACAGGCTGATGGCGAAACACATATAATGCATGATAGCAGTCGTTATAATGGAAAGATCTTTACAGAAAACTTATTTGGCGTAATTGATTATTTTGATAATGTAGTGGGCACAAAAAATGAAACTCCTACTGGATATTATGAAAGATTTTATAACGAGCCTAAGAGTAGAACAAAGATATTATATGACTATGCTCAGCATATACATGATCATCGTATAAACAAGATGCATAGTTTAGGAGCAATAGCAATGTGTCATATTGCTTTAAAAAATGCAAACATACCACACCTTATTGGTACCGAGCCCATAGATGAGTTTAAAAAATTTGTATTAATTGATAATAATAATCATATGGAGATAGATTGGGGAGTATTATCAATTAAGTACCCTGATGATATACCCAGTATGCATACTAGTGCCAAAGGACATAGAGCAGCAGCAAAAATTGCATTAAAAAAAATTAAACAGAATAAGAGGAACAATGAATAAACATACAGTAATTTTACCAACTGCTGGATTAGGTACTCGGATGGGCGATTATACTAAGCATCTTAATAAAGGATTATTGCCGTATAAAGAAAAGCCTGTTATTGCACATATTATAGATCAATTTCCTATAGACACACATTTTGTTATGCCAGTAGGATACTTAGCAGATCAAATTAAAGACTTTTGTGCTGTTGCATATAGCGATAGAAATATTACATTTGTAGATGTTGACTGGGAAAGTAATAAAGCTGGCACAGGCTATTCTTTATTACAATGCAAAGATTATATCAATAGTTCTTTTTGGTATGTTACTTGTGATACTTTTTTTAACGAACCTGTGGTTACTAATACTCCTACACATGATTGCTATTATGTAAAAGATATTCCGCAAAAAGATAGTCATTTGTACACAATGTTTAAAACAAATAGTAATATAATACAAGAAATTACATTTAAAAAAGATGCACCTAGCGACTGGACTGCTTGGACAGGCCTAATGTATATTAGTGAATGGGAAAACTTTTTCGCTAAATTGACCGAACTAAACGATAATGAATTTATACAACTAATACAACCTGGCACCATGTGTAAAACATTAAACAGTTGGTTGGATTTTGGCAGTCCTACATTATATCAAACAGCAGTAGCAAAAAGTCAAAAGTTTGATTTTAGTAAAAAAGACGAAGTTACTTATATTTGTAATAATCGTGTAGTAAAGTGGTGGCACGATAGCACTGTTTCAAAAAAGAAAAATTGCAAGCCTGAATTAAATCCTAAAGTATTCCCTTCAAATTGTTTAGTTAAAGGGCAGTTCATGGCTTATGATTTTGTCCAGGGACAAACATTATACTCGTTTAATAATCCAGTAGTATTTAACAAATTATTAAATTGGCTCGACAACAATGTTTGGACAACTGTAAACAATGATTTGTCGCAATCAGCTATGCTATTTTATAAAGACAAGACAATACGTAGGATAGAAAAGTTCCTAGATAAGCATCCTGTATTACAGAATATAACCCATGTAAATGGCATACAGATAAAATCACATCTAGAATACTTAGATAACATTGACTGGCAATATCTTTCAACTAATACGATACCCGGGTTTATACACGGCGATTTACAATTCGACAATATTATTATAAACAACTCTGGAGACTTTATATTAATTGACTGGCGGCATGATTTTGCTGACACAGTTGACTACGGAGATATATATTATGACTTAGCAAAAATGGCCGGAGGATTTATAGTCAATTATGCAAGTATAAAAAACTATAATTTTGATTTTGAAATAACTGGAACAGAAGTTACTATTAAAATTCCAAATATAGATGAGATTGATACTTATCAACAACTGTTAAAAGAATTTGTATACTCAAAAGGATGGGATTATAAGAAAGTCCAACAATTAATACCTATTATATTTTGGAATATGAGCCCTTTACACAAGTCGCCGTTTGGTATATTTCTCTGGTACCTTGGTATGAAAATGTTTGAAGAATTAGAAAATAATTATTAATAAAATACTAGACAAAAACAATAAAAGGTAGTATAATAAACAAATGTATGATATTGTTTTCATAAGTTACCAAGAACCTAATGCAGACGATAATTGGGAAGCACTTAAAAGTAGGTTTCCTAATGCCAAGCGCATACACGGTGTTAAAGGAATACATCAAGCACATATTGCTGCTGCAAAGAAATGTTTTACAAAGATGTTTTGGATTGTAGACGGCGATGCTGTGATTATGGATGACTTTAATTTTGACTATGAAGTACCTAGTCACCAACAAGATCATGTGCATGTATGGCGTAGTAAAAACCCAGTTAATGATTTAGTATATGGCTATGGGGGAATTAAACTTTTTCCAAGACGTATGACTATACATATGGATACTAGTAAGCCTGATATGACCACAAGTATTACAGGTAAATTTAAAGCAATGCCACAGTTATCAAACGTAACTGCATTTAATACTGGACCATTCGAAACATGGAAAAGTGCATTTAGAGAATGTTGTAAACTAAGTTCAAAGATAATTGATAGACAAAAGAATGAAGAAACAGAAAGTCGTTTACACATCTGGCAGACAGTAGGAAAAGACCGTCCTTACGGAGAATATGCAATTCAAGGGGCTATTCACGGCAAAAAATACGGTGAAAAGTATGCCGATTCCCCTGAAGATTTGCGTAGAATAAATGATTTTGATTGGCTACTGGAAAAGTTCAATGGAGACATTTGAACTATTAGATAGATTTGAATTATTATATCCGACTAATTCAAAGTTATCAGATCTTCGCCGTGCTTATATAGATTATGATTTAAGTAGCTTGTTTAGATTGACTAATAGCGACGAAGAGTTGCGCAAAGCAGTTTTAGAACAAAATTTACATAGTATATTTAGATTAATTGAAGGCAATGTTACAGAAGATATTGAAGATTTGCGTAAAGCAGTTTTAGAACAAAATTTACATAGTATATTTAGATTAATCGATGACGAAGATCTCAGAAAGCTTGTATTAGAAGATAATACATGGAAACTTTGGCCTATACTTGATAGGTATGTTAACACACAATTTACAGCAGCATTTAAAAACTTCTTTGTTAACGAAACAAAAATTTGGAATGACTGTTTTAGCAGAGGACAATTAAAAAGCAAACTTTGGTTAGTGCAAGAACTTAAAAAATGTAATGTAGATCTCGGCATTGTGTTTTTGTGTGCAGGCTGGTATGCTACTCTTGCTACAATGTTGTTTGAAAGTAACATCAACGTAGATAAAGTTAGATCTTTTGATATTGATCCTAGTTGCATAGATATTGCAAAAGTTTTTAACAAACCATGGTTAATGGAAGATTGGCAATTTCAAGCAAGCACAGAAGATATTCATAACATTAATTATGTAGTTCATACTTATAATGTTACTAGGCACGACGGTAGTGTTCAAGCACTTACTGATCAACCAGATACAATTATAAATACAAGTTGTGAACACATTGAAAACTTTGCAGAATGGTATGATTTAATACCAGAAGGTAAATTAGTTGTATTACAAAGCAATGATTATTATGAAATTGAAGAACACGTTAATTGTGTTGGAAGTATAGAAGAGTTTGTAGTAAAAGCACCTATGAATAATATTTTATACAGTGGTGAATTTGATTTGCCCAAGTATAGGAGGTTTATGTTAATTGGATATAAGTAATCTTACAGTCAGACAACTACAGACAGAAAGTGCTCGTGCGCTAACTACAATACAAGCTACAAATAACAATATTTGGCAGTTTAATAAACAAGCACACCATAATAGTCATAACTGGTACAAAGCAGTTATTGAATGGTATGTAAAGGAATACGGCGGACTTCCGAGTAAAGTAGGTCCGGGTAAAAATGTTAAGTTAGTATCGGAGTAGTAATGGATTTTAAAGACGCTTTATACGACAGAAGAAATATATCTTCGTGGTTAGATACCATACCACCAAAAGAAAAAATAGATGAAATAATAAAAATTTTACATGATTGTAGTCCATCTAAACAAAGTGAGGTTAGGTATAATATTGATATTATAGATAACAGTAACTTTGATAAAAGATTACAAATTTACAAAGCGTGTAAAGCAGATACTCACGAATCAAAACCTACAGGAAGATATAATCCTCAGGTATTAGCACCTTGGCTAATATCGTTTTCAGACCAGCGCAGAAATCAAAGTAAACCTAGCAAGTCAGACATGTATTTAGACATTGGTATTGCTGTTGCTACAATTTCTTATACAGCGTCTGCGTTAGGTTTAGATACTGGATTATGCAGATGTATAAATTACGAAGACCTTGCTAAGGAAGTTTTAGGATATAGGCCATTACAGCTTATAGGTATTGGATACAAATCTAGTAGTGAAACATATTATTGTCCGGTTTATAAAAAACAAATGCCTAATATTCGACCACATATAAAACCTAATGTCGACGAGTATGTGCAATATGTACAACTATAAAGATATTAAAGCAATCCATTTAGAAGTAACGCAAAACTGTCAAGCCAATTGTCCTATGTGTGATCGAAACATGAACGGCAAAGGCATCAACCCACATATAAATTTAGATGAGCTCTCACTAGAGGATTGTAAAAAAATATTTACGCCTTCATTTATTGCACAACTAGACACAATGTACATGTGTGGCAACCTAGGAGATCCTATTGTTGCTAAAGATACATTGGAAATATTCAAATACTTTAGATTACATAATGAAAAAATGTGGCTTAGTATGAATACTAATGCAGGAGCAAAAAATGAAGAATGGTGGAGAGACTTGGCTACGTGCCTTGGTAGAATGGGCGCTGTTATTTTTTCGGTTGACGGTCTCAGTGACACTAACCATATATATCGTCAAGGTGTTGTATGGAGCAATGTAGAGCGTAATATGAAAGCGTTTATAGCAGCAGGCGGCAGAGCTCGTTGGGACTTTTTAATCTTTGAACACAATCAACATCAAGTTGAAGAAGCAGAAGCACTTGCTACTGCTTGGGGATGTGAAAAGTTTATGAAGAAAAAAACAGGTCGTTTTGTTACACAAGATTCAAAAAAGAAAGACTCGCATCAAGCAGTTGATCGTAAGGGCAACAAGTCGGCAGAACTTAAAAAACCAGATCAAAAATATCAAAACAAAGCACTATCTAAATTAGATGTAATTAAAAACAAGTACGGCAGTATGGATGCGTATTATGATGCAGCACCGGTAGTTTGCAAAGTAAAGAAAGAAAACAGTTTGTTTATTACAGCAGAAGGGTTGGCGTTACCATGTTGTTGGACTGCTGGACGTATGTACAAATGGTGGCACAAAGATCCTAAAGTAGAACAGATATGGGACTTTATACCTGATATAAGCGCCCTACAAGCACGGAACGGTCTAGAGGCAGTGTTTGCTACAGGCATATTTGAACGTATACAAGACAGCTGGGCAAAGCCTAGTTGTGGCGACGGCAAGTTAAAAGTGTGTGCTATGAAGTGCGGTGCTGAATTTGATCCATTTGCAGAACAATTTAAATAGGAGTATGTAGTAAATGCCCACTGATATGAAAGTAGTTGCTTTACAGACTGCGAGAGCAGGTAGTAAAAGCATTCCTAAGAAAAATTTATTAGAAATAGACGGTCATCCGTTGTTTGCACATAGTATTAATGCAGCGACTAGTAGTAATATAATACAGCATGTATATTGTAGTACAGATGACACTACTATAATGGATTTTAGTAAACATTATAATTTTAATGTTATTAAAAGACCACCCGAACTGTGCTTAGATAACTGTAGTCATTTAGAAGCTATCCGACACGGTGTAAATGAAATTGAAAAAGACCTAGGTAAGCAAGATATTGTAGTTTTGTTATTGGGAAATGTTACTGGAATTGATTCTTCTGCATTAGATGAAGCAATTGAGATGCTGGGCAACAATGATAGTGTAGTAAGCGTAAGTGAAATGAATATGTATAATCCATTTAGAGCACATAAGATCGTTGACGGGTTACTAGCTACCTGGATACCTCAAGACTTAATTCGCAGCGATACAAAAGTTAACGATAAGAACAGTGCTGGTAATATATATTATTGTAACGGTAACTTCTGGGTAATGCGGAGAAATGTATTGTTTAATCATGATAACAACTTACCGTTTGAATGGCTAGGAAAAAAGATAGTTCCCTACATACAAAATGTTTTTCAAGAGTTAGATGCACCGTGGCAACTAGATTATGTAGAACAAAGTATTAACACTTTTAAAGGTCGAATAAAGTAATGAATATTTGGGAACAAGGTGCTGTACTTGGCCTCGATAACAACGAGTCTAATAAGTTATACGGAATAAAACACTGGCACAGATTCATAAACACTCATCAATATTACTTTGTAGATTTTAATAAATCAATTATACCGGCAATGATCCCGATGGGGTATTTTCAAGAACTAGAGCATCGTAAATACTTAACGTATCAAAGCAACTTTAAATATAATGATAACTTTTCTAAATTTAAAAAGTCTTGTCAAAAAATAGATAATGTTCTTACCGAATTTAACTTTAACTTTTTTAAAATTAGACACGATCCGGTATTTAAAGCTAAAGAATTCGGCCAATTTTGTATACTAATAAAAGAAATATATCAATACGGTGCCTTTAATTATCCGTGTTGGCGAGTTCATAAAGATCTTACTATAGCATCACATCCCGGCAATCATTTAAACTTTGCTAGAAGGTATCTAGGATTGCCTCTAAGGGGATTTATTAGTGCATTAAATACTGACACACATACTCTTAACTTTATTAAATTAAATGCTCAAATAATAAAACATATTAAGACTGATAATGATATTATTGAGATACTAGGAACAGATACTATAGCTGCTAGTATACAAAAGTATGGCAACCAGTTAGTACCTTCTTTATATCCATCTGTTCCTCGACCTTTTTGGTCAGGTTATGATAAAAATGGAAACACTGATTGGCCTTGGGAAGATGCCCGTAACTTTTATGATTACTTAGAATCTACTAGTTATGTAAGCATTATTGATGAAATAATAAATTCTAACAACTTTACAACAACAATAGCACAGTATGCAACTGTATATAACGACTTTGGTAACGAAACGTTGTTAGTGAATAATTTTATAGCATTTTTACTAACTGAGCAATCCAAAGATTCAAACTTTAAACTAACCAAGCAATAAGTACAGCATGACAGATAAAAAATATCCTTCAGATACATTTTGTTTATTGCCCTGGGTACACCTAAGCACTAGGCCAGACGGTAGTATGAGAGTATGCTGTACAGCAAATGCAAGTAGTGTCGGTGCAACTAACGATAAAGAACACGGCGGCCAAGTCGGTATTCTTAAAACAGATGACGGCAAACCTAATAACTTAAATGTTAGTGACTTTGAAACAGCGTGGAACAGTAAGTACATGAAGAATGTACGCAAGCAGATGCTTGCGGGCGAAAAGCCACCTAGTTGTCTTAAGTGCTATAAAGAAGAAGCAGCAGGACATCGCAGTAAGCGTATGTGGGAAACAAAATATTGGAGCGATCGTGTTGATTTAGAAAAAATTCTTGCAGACACTCAGCCAGATGGAGAAGTTCCTCCTAATTTAGCATATATTGATTTACGTTTTGGTACTAAGTGTCAGCTTGCTTGTATTATGTGTAGTCCGCACGATAGTAGTGGCTGGATTAAAGATTATAAAAAGATTTTTCCTGAAGTAAAAAACGAATCACTTAAAGAAATTATGCAATGGCAAGACAAGGGCAGCACTAACGGCAGTAGCTATAACTGGCACAAACAAAATCCTACGTTTTGGAAACAGTTTTATGAGCAAATGCCAAGTATGCAACAGATTTATTTTGCAGGCGGTGAGAGTCTTATTATCGAAGAACACTATGAAATACTTGAACATGCGATTAAGATGGGCTATGCAAAAGATCTTGAGTTACGATACAACTCAAACGGAGTTGAATGGCGAGATGATTTGTTTGACCTATGGAAAGAATTCAAACTAGTACGCTTCCATTACAGTATAGACAGTATTAAAGAAATGAATGACTATATTCGTTATCCAAGTAAGTGGAGTAGACAAGAAGAAGTATTTCATTTGTTAGATACTCAGACTAGTAACAATGTTGAAGTTACTATTGCATGTGCAGTGCAAGCACTTAACGTTTATTACTTACCAGACTTTATTCAATGGAAACTAGAACAAAAGTTTAAGAAAGTTAATATGTGGCCCTTTGGCGCAGGTGGTATTAGTCAACACTTTGTATACTGGCCAGCACATTTAAATGTAAAGAGCTTGCCTACAGACTTTAAAGCAAAGTGTAGAGAGAAATACGAAGCATGGTATCCTTGGTGGGAAGAAAACTGGGAGTTAGGTATACCTAGTTGGCACAAAGGCAAAGTTGATTATGATCAATGGCGCAGTGCTGAATATGGTATTAAAAGACTAAATGGTATTCTTAGTTTTATGGAAAGTGAAGATTGGAGCCAACGCTTACCTGAAATGAAAGAGTTCTTAGGGTTGTGTGATAAGCAACGTGGAATTACTTTTGAAGAAACGTTTCCTGAAATGAAAGGTATATTTAATGAAAGCAAAGATTAATACAGCAGATGATATTGCAAATCATAAAAAATATAAATTAGAGTATGAGCATCACATGTGTGATCTAAAAGATCCCAAGGTTCAGCAAAATATTTCAGAAAACTTTCAAAAAGCAGAAGTGTTTGAAGAAGCATTTACTGAAGAAGAAATTTCTTGGATGTACGGCTATGCGTTTAGTCGATGTGATAAAGTGCGGCATAATGAGAACGGTACAATGTTTGTTAGTGGCAATATACAAGGCGTGTACGAAAAGTTTGCAGATAGAATAAATCAAATGATTCCTGGCGCAGAAAATTCTCCGGTAGTCGGTGGAAACTTTTTTATTACACCTAGTCAGTACGGATTGCATAATGACAGCACACGAGAAACAGACTGGCGAAATACTTTAGATAAAACTCCCTATAACAGTGAAAGACGTAAATATGTGCCATGGCGTAATATAATTATTCCATTATTTACTGCACCTAGCAATATCGAAAGTCATATGGTTGCTTTTTCTCAACGCCATGTAGATTATGCACATGTATATCACCACGGTAAGAAGCCTGAGCAGATTGTTGCTACTACCTATCCTATAGTCGATAACTATAGTAATATTAATTTTCATTTATTAGACGGTAGTGTACAAGATAGATCTAAGAACTTGATAAAGTATGATACTGATCACTACGATGAGTATTTGTATTATACTCCGCATCGTAGATTAACAGGGTTGTCACCAGAACTTACTTGCGAATGGAAGCCACGTGCTCCTATTGCTTTTGATGCTGTACAACTACATGCAACAAACAAAGGACGTAAAGATAATCGTCATTGGGTAACTAAAATGGGAGTATTGCTAACTTTCTTGAGAGAAATATAATGAAACAGTTGGAGAGCAGATAAATGTCTGATACCTTGTGCCCTGCACCTTGGGAACATCATTGTATAAACACTAATGGTCGTAATAGGCTTTGTTGTAATGCTGTAACTAGTAAAACTAAATTCCTTGATGGCTTTGAAGACTATTGGACAAGCAAAGAAGTACAAGACGTAAGAGATCAAATGATCAAAGGCGAACGTCCTGACGCTTGTGTGAGTTGTTGGAAAAAGGAAGACGCAGGCATTAAAAGCCTACGGCAAGGAATGACAGCAGCATTACAATCTAGAGGAGGCGAGTGGGAAAAATTTACAAGTAATTTAAACTATGTGCCTAACTATCCTATACACCTTGATTTGAAGTTAGGAAATTATTGTAATCTTTCTTGTAGAATGTGCAGTAGTTATAGTAGTAGTTCATATGCAACAGAATTTCAGCGTATTTTAAAAGATACCGGTATTGATTTAGGCATTAACGATTATGAAAAATATAACAAACAATCTAAATGGTATAACGATCCGCAGTTTGTGAATACTATAAAATCAATGATTGATAACGGATTAAGGCATTTAAAATTTACAGGCGGCGAACCTTTGATGGTTCCGTCTGTTAAGAAACTTTTAGATTATTGTATTGAAAAAAATAAAGCTAAAGATATTGAACTTGTTTTAATTACAAACGGAACATTATTAAATCAATCTTGGATTGACTTATTTTCTCATTTTTCCGATATTTCAATCATTTTTAGTATAGACGGAACTGAGGATATCTTTGAATATATTAGACATCCGGCTAAATGGCACGTAATACTTGATAAACTAAATTTGTTAAAAAGTAATAATGATAACAAATTCTCTTCATTTATTGCATTTACATATCAAATTTATAATATACTTGAAACTAAAAATATGATAGAATTAGCAAGAAAATACAATGTTAACCTTTCGGCTATCATATTAGATACACCAGACTACCTTGATGTTAGCTATGCTCCTGAAAAATTAAAACAACACGCAAAAGATATTATCGAAAATATTACACCTCAAAACCAAACGGAAAAAACTTTTTTGCGTGACTGTAAAAATGCTATAATCCGAAACAAGCATGATAACGAAAAGAGCAAACGCATGATAGAAGTGAGCAAAATAAAAGATACATATAAACAACAAAATTTTGATTTGACAGAAATAGCAAAATATTATGGTTGACTGTGCAGCGATCGATAATGCAATTTTTATTGAAACAGACGGTGTTATTAAGCCCTGTTGCAAGTACGTATCTCATAATTTTGGACATGTAGATAACTTACACAATATTACATTTGATATTCTAAGAAAAGATAAATGGCCAACTGGTTGTTATAACTGCAAACGTCAAGAAGACAACGGAATGCATAGTAAAAGACAACAATACAATGAACTTTATTCTGATAATAACTATTTGTTAGATATTGCTTTAGGAAACTACTGTAATCTAAAATGCAGAATGTGTAGTGCTGATAATAGTACAAGTTGGTTTACAGAAGCAAGAAAGTTAGGCATGCCTGTTCCGAAAGGATTTTCATTATCAAAAAAACAAATAAATGCAGCGTTTGATAGAGTAGACAAATCTAAAAATTTAACCATTGAACTAAAAGGTGGCGAACCTTTAATGAATCCTAATGCTGAATATATATTTCAAAAGTGTATCGAGTATAATGCAGAGATAAAGCTTATAACTAATGGTACGCTACTCCCAGATTGGTTTGTAAATTTATTACCAAATCTTAACATAGACTTTGCTATTAGTATTGACGGTGTAAAAAACACATATGAATATGTTAGAGGTGACAACACATTCTCTTATGATGCTTGCATAGAAAATATTAATAAAATAAAATCAATAATAGGTAAAGTAAGATTTAACTATGTAGTTCAAAACTATACTATCAATGATATGCTTGAGTTTGATAGTTTAAAGCTTGGCAATATAAACTGGATTGTTTTACAAAATCCAGCGTATCTTCAATGTCATGTTATGCCAGACGAAAATAAAAAACCTATCATAGAAGAACTACAAAATATACACAATATTCCTATAGGACTTATTGATTTTTTCAAAAAACCTTGTGATAGTACATTGTATAAACAATTTATTGAGTATAGTGCTAAAATAGACCAGTTTAGATCTCAAAGTTTACAGTCTACTTTGCCACATCTAGTAAATAATATAGGAAATAAATATTATGCCGGAGTCTAAAACATTTTGTGTCTTACCTTGGATGCACCTAGCAACAAATGCAAGTGGCAATCTACGTGTATGCTGTAACAGTACACCTGGTAAGAACTTTGTTACTAAAGAAGACGGAAAACCGTATAAACTTAATAGAGACAATCTTGAAGAAGCATGGAATAGTAATGTATATTCAACTATTAGGAAACAGATGCTCAGTGACGAAAGACCTGACATGTGTGTTAGATGTTTTAGAGAAGAAGATGTTGGCATTAAAAGTGCTAGGCAAAGTTGGAATTCAAAGTGGCAAGAAGATAAAGAGTACACAGAGGACGCACCTTTTGATATAAGGTATGTTGATTTACGACTAGGTAATTCGTGTAATTTAAAATGTCGTATGTGCAATCCTTATGCAAGTAACATGTGGGTAAAGGAATGGCACCTTGTAGATAACGCACTAGACCCTGCAGAGTATGAACGTCTTAGTAAAATGAATTGGCCTGAAGATAAAAAGACTTGGGAAAACTTATTCAGTATTGCACATACTGTTGACGAAATATATTTAACTGGTGGCGAACCGACGGTTATTAAAGAACAACAAAAATTATTAGATTATTTTATTGATAACAATACTGCAAAAGATATACGTTTAAAGTATAATACTAACTTAGTTTTGTTACCAGAATGGTTACTCGAACGCTGGGGGCATTTTAAAAGAGTACAACTTAATTGTTCAATAGATGCAACAGGCGCATTAGATACATATATTCGACATCCGAGTAAATGGTCTAAAATTGTAAAGAATTTTGAAGCTATTAGACAATTAACAAATGCAGGTATTGAAATACATTGTACAGTTCAAATGTATAATATACTAAGATTGCCTGAGCTAATAGACTGGGCTGCTCCGTACGGACATAGAATATACTTTAACATTCTCAATCATCCAGAAGAACTAAACATCAGAGTATTGCCTGCTCATCTGAAAGATCAAGCATCAGCGCAGTTACAACCTTACTTGCATTTAGATAAAGTGCAAGGTATTATTGATTATATGTATGCTGAGGACTGGAATGCTAAGTACGATAAGTTTTTGTCGTATACTGCTGCACTAGACGCTAGTAGAGATGAAAACTTGTCTGAATTAATACCGGAGTTTGCTTAATGCCATATTGTTCTCTTTTAAAAAATCATATGGCTATAACTTTGCCCGGCGAGTATGTGCCTTGTTGTAGATTTAAACAAAAAAAAGTAAGTGATAAAAATTACTATGTAGATGAAATCTCTTTTGATGAATATAAGAATAGCCCATATTATCAAAGCATTATTGAAGACATGAAAACTGGATGGAGTGCAGGATGTATAGCTTGTAAAATAGAAGAAGACAAAAATATAACAAGTTACAGGCAACACAGTAATAATATATATCAAGGGGAAGGAATACAGTATTTAGAAATTAGTTTAAGTAAACAATGTAATCTAGTTTGTAAAATGTGTCATCCTGTATCTAGTAGTAAATGGGAGGACTTACGTAGTAAAAGTGAATACTTACAAGAATACTTTGGCAAATATAGAAGAAATGTTACTTTGGACCTAGAAAACTTGTTAGGTGATTTGGATATAAAAAACTTAACACATATAAAATATCTAGGCGGCGAACCTTTTATTACGAAAGAAATAAAAGATTTGTTTGATTTTTTAGAACATAAAAATGTTATGCATAATGTAAGTATTCTTATTAATAGTAACTGCACTTTATTTCCAAAAAAATGGTTAAGCCAAATAAAAAAGTTTAAAAAATTTAAAATAGGTTTAAGTATTGATGGGTTTGAAAAATCATGTGAGTATTCTAGAGTAGGATCTGATTGGAATATTATATCTACAAATCTAAAAAAATGGAAAGATTTTGCAGATAAAAATAAAAATATTGATTTATATATTGCATCAACAATAAATGTCTTTACTGTGCATGATATAGATAAGTTAAAAGACTTTGCCAACTCACTTGGTATAAGAGTCTCTTTTACTTTAATTAATACTCCGTCACAACTTTCTTTAGAAGCATTGCCTAATGAATATATTAAAAAAATAAAAAATAAATCAAATGAAAAATATTTACAAGATGTAGAAAATGATTATTCAAAATCTCTCCGTCTTGTTACATTTATTAATGAAACTGATAAGATGCAAAAAATAGATGTTAAAAAGTATATACCTGATTTATATAAACATCTAGAGAAGTTAACTAATGCTTAAAATTGGAACATACGGATGTAGTTGGACAGCAGGAACATTTGAAACAAACTACGAATGTTGGCCAGATTATCTGGCAAGAATGAATAAAAATATCCAAGTTGATAATTATTCAACTGGTGGATTAAGTATGCAAGCTATTTTATATCTGTTTGAAAAAAACCGTAAAAATTATGATATTAATATTGTAAAGATGACAAGTCAAATAAGACATACATTTATAGATGAAACTTTTGAAATAAAACTAGAGAATAAAACAGATAACTATAAATGTTTAGCACATAGTCCAGAAATATTAACATTTAATGCAGGTGGACATAATAAAGAACATGTACGAGGTCCTTGGAAAGCAAGGAATACAATGCGTATGTACAGAACTATGTTTGAAAATTATAATGACGACTATGCTACAGTTCAATGTCAAGCATTAGCAAAATACTTTAAGCATAAAGCTGATTTTGTATTTTGCCACCGCCACAAACATCTATATGATTTACCACAAATAAAAGATGTGATTGATTTTGATGAGTTTGTGGTAGACGATGGCTATCATTTTGGACCTGCAGGAGCTAACTTAGAAGCACAATGGGTATCCATCCGTCTTGACAAAATAATCAAAGGGTTGTATAATAAGAGATGACTGAAGATCTAAAATGGAGCAACTATGACTTTTCAAAAATTCCTTTCGAGGACATTATCTCAGTTGGGCAACGCACTTTATTGTATCGTGATCTATTTACTGTTAGCTGGTTGCTTGGTAGGTTCTGTAATTACAAATGTTCTTACTGCTGGCCTTATGCAAGATCGGATAGAAAAGATCATAGACCGACTGATCTATGTTTCAAAACAATCGACGAAATAAAAAGGCAAGCACGTGGCAACGGTTTTAATAGCTTTCATTTTAGTTTATCTGGCGGCGAGCCTACTTTTCACCCTGGTTACTTGGACATTCTCAAACATCTTGCTGATGATGTTAGTAACACTAATTATACTAGCGTTCATATGACATCAAATTGTAGTCGTAATATGCGATGGTTTGAGGACTATGTTGAAAAAGTAAAACCATTTCATAGAGCAAGCATTACAGCTAGTTTACATACAGAACACTTAAATACAACGGAGAAGATGCAGGACTTTGCAGATAAGTTAATACTGTGTCAAGAACACGATGTACAAGTTACAATCAATATGGTCATGGTTCCGGAATGGTTTGAAAAAGACTGGAACAACGCACTGTTCTTCCACGAACAGGGCATCAACGTTACACTCAAGCCACAAAGCGACCCAACGGCTTCACGAGTCGTGGATGGTTACACGGATGAAATGTTACAACGATTGTATAACGGAATGCCGCAAATGGCATATACTGAGTCGAAGCGACAATGGAACGATCGTCCACGGCCAAGTTTCGAACTGCCGCCAGAGACACATGGGTCAAACGACAAAAGTGTTCCATGGCACATGCAAGTAGAGTTAAAAGACTCTAGCGATAAAAAGTACTATATGGATCAAGCAGAACGCTTTAATGCCTTTAATTTCAACAATTTTGAAGGATGGCGCTGCAATGCCGGTTACAGCGGAATAATAATACGGGAGCCTGACGGTAGTGTCAAAAGGAGTTATTCATGTCACGATGCACCACTGGGTAACATCGAGACAGGTTTTACCTTGTTTAAAGAGCCACAAACTTGTATCACAAAAAGTTGCGTAAGCAGTGCCGATTCTAAGATTCCTAAAAGGAAGATATAATGAATATACCAGTAATAGACAAACCTATCGGAGTATTAGTAAGCGGTGGCGCTGATAGTGCATTACTGTTATATCTATTATTACAATCTTATAATTCGACTATACAAATTTTTACAATAGCAAACAGCCAACGGCACTATTATAATGCTAAAGCTGCATTAGATGTTGTACATCGTTGTGCAGAATTAACAAATAACAATAATATAGAACATCATATATTTCACCGTTCTTTACAATCTGACAATGACTTTTATGATATTCCGAAATTATATTTTGATCGACAACTTGTTTATAAAGTTTTTCACGGTTTAACTGCTAATCCTCCTACAGAAGATTTGATTAATTTTCCTAACGAACAGTCAGATCGTGATTTGCAACTTCGTGACCCTAAAGTTAAAAAAGATATTATGCCTGATAATAGTAAGTTTATTTTGCCTTGGATTAATGTTAATAAAAAAGAAATTTATAATTATTATAAAAAATTAGATTTATTAGAAACTCTTTATCCAATTACTCGTAGTTGCGAGACAGACGACGATGTGGGTGCTAATCATTGCGGAAAGTGTTGGTGGTGTGTAGAACGTAAATGGGCATTTGGTAAATTATGTTAAACGGTATTGACTATAAACAGTTTTTGTTAAATTTTTCTAAAACTTTAATATACCAACAAATACAGAAAGACTTTGACATTATAACTTGTCAAAAAGGAATACAACCGTCACTAGATTTTAAGAAAAGGACAGGGTTAACTTTTAGAGAAATTTACGGAAAACGGTCTTATACTGTAGAGGGAAAAACTTCGATCAGCATTACTACTCTTTATTACTTGCAATTTTTATTAGATAAATCACCAGACTATATACACGATATCGGTTGCGGCTGGAATATATGGAAAAGATACTATCCTAATATTGTTGGTATTGATTTTGAGGGAGACTATGCTGATGTAAAAGATAAATTTAACGATAGATTTGTAGAAAATAATCGTGAAAAATTTTCTTCTGCTATGTCAGTAAATACTTTTTTAGGTTTAAAAGAATCAAAAAATTCCGATCCGTTGCCTTGTATTCCGACAACATTTGAAAATTATATAGAGCATTTAACATATTTTGCACAAATCATTTCACCAGGCGGCCGTGCATTTGTTTCTATTAATAAGTTAGGTTTTTTACAATATACTTCTGATAAATGGTTTAAAGATAATAATGTATCAAAATATGATTCTGATAAATTATCAAAATTATTATTACAAGATTTACAAAATAATTTTCCCTATAAAATCTTATGCTTTGATTGCGAATTAGATCCTTTAGATTCAATTTCATTCGACGGGTGTGTGCGTTTGGTATTTGAAAAGGTTGACAGGTTTACATAATTGTGTTATACTCAACTATGTTTAAGTTTAAGGATATAGCTAAGGAGTATGATAAACATGTCAACGACCATATTCCTAACTACTCAAAGGTCATACAAAAAACTTTAAGTATTTGTAGCTTATATCCCTATAATTCAGATATTGTTGACTTTGGAAGTGCCAATGGACAGACATTAAAAATTTTATCTAATCTTGGGTATAATAATTTGCATGGAGTGGAACCTATCCAAGAAATGATTGACATATCAGATTCTAATATAGCCACTTATTACAATGAGTTACCAGATATTAAATTTGACATTATCATAGCTAACTGGGTTCTACACTTTATTAAAGATAAAAGTAATATTTTAACTAAATTTTATAATAGTATGAGTAGTTCTAGCACATTAATTTTAAGTGAAAAGGTTTCTACAGATCTAGTTATAAGGAAATTTTATCATAATTTTAAGATAAGTAATGGGCTTTCAAAACAGCAAATAGAAAATAAAGAAAGAAGCTTAATAGGGGTTATGTATCTTCTTTCTTTAACAGACTATATTTTGTTACTAAATACCATAGGTTTCAAAACTATAGAAATTATAGACGGAGATTGGGGATTTGTTACTCTGATGATAAAGAAATGAATGAAATTATTTTTTATATTACTATAAGCTTTATTTGGTGGCAAATTCTTTCTTCAGTAGCAATCAGTGCAGGATATCATAGATATTTTACTCATCAGTCATATACTGCTCCAGTTTGGTATGAATACATTGTGCTATTATTAGGTCCATTGTCAGGATCTGGTCATGTATTAGGTTGGGCCGGAGTTCATAGGATGCATCATGCCTTTAGTGATACTGAAGAAGATCCTCATAGTCCTAAATATAAAGGATTTTGGAAAGTTTTTTTGTCTACATTTAAAGTGCCATATATACCACGCAAATTTGTTAGAGATTTATTAAGAAATAAACGAGTTATGTTTTTTTATCGTCATCATAATAAAATTAGATTAGGCAGTTTTTTAGTAGGTCTAATCCTATTACCGATAGAATGGTTTATTATTATTTTTATTACTCCTGTTTTATATGGATATCTTGGTTTTGGACTTATAAATGCAATGTGTCATAAGAACGGCGTAGTTAGAAATAGTTGGATAGCTAATATTTTTACAGGAGGAGAAGGGTGGCATGTTAATCATCATGAAAATAGTAAAGACTGGCGTATAGGAAAAACATGGTGGCAATGGGATCCGGGGGCATGGATTATTAAACTGATAAAGGTAAAGAATGTATAATTTTGTAGTTGAAAAAAATAGCTTTGATACTAATGATGTAGAAGATTTATACAACGGTGCAGTAGGTGTCCTAGTAATTAAAAATGCTAAACAAGATGATATTGAATTTTTCGGTGAGCTTCTCCCGCAAGACCTATATAAGAGCAAAGTTATTCCGATCGGAACAAAAAACAAAGAGGAAGATCATGTCTGGAGTACAACAGAAATGCTTTGGCACCAGGATCGTGCGTATAATGAAAACGTACATCCATTTGTAGGATTGTACTGTATTGCCGCAGACGAAGGTTCTAGTGCAACTTATTTCTGTGATATGCAACAAGTATACAAAGACAGCTCACAAGAACTTAAAGATGCTTGCGAAGCTGTTGTAGCAGTCAATGAAGTTGCAAAATATTTTAAACAAGCCGACTACCCGCATACATTTAGAAATAAAGTTTGGGAAAGAGCATATCGTGCCAAAGCACGAGCTAATCACAAACTTGTACAAGAAGATCAATACGGCAAATATTATTTTTATAGTGAAGCATATACACTTACTGAACATGAACAGGAACTTAAACAGTTAAGTTACCAAGATAAGTATGTGTTTAAGCATGACTGGGAGCCTAACGATTTGGTAGTTTACAATAACTATAAAGTTGCACACAAGCGAGACTTTACTCCACCTGACATAGATAGACGTCATTTAAGATTTGCATTAAACAAAAAGGTATTAGCATGAGCAGTAATCAATTCTTAATACTATTACATCATTTACTAATTGCACTAGGCATCTTTGCATATGGATTTGATCCTCTGTGGGCATTTGTTTTGGTGTTTACTGCAATTGTATGGGGAGGTATAGTTGGCGGTAAAATTATGCATTACCACTTTGCTCATTCAACATACCAAGACAGTGTACTTAATTATATTTTAACATTTATAGTTATGTTTACAGGTCTTGGTAGTGTATTAAGTTTTGTTGCTAGTCATAGACAGCATCATCAATATGCTGATACAGAAAAAGATCCACATTCGCCTACACACATAGGAAAGTTTAACGTGTATGTTTTACGTTGGAAAAAACAAAAGATAAGTCCTAAACTGTTTAGAGATATCGCAAAAAGTAGATTTCAAAGATTTATGCACAAGTATTGGTTATATTTTCAACTTACTAGTATTGCAGTACTTGTTATTATAAATCCTGTGTTTGTTTGTTTTGGTATTAGTTTGTTTGTAGCAACAACATTTCATATTGCTGGCATTACAAACGTTTTAGGACATTTAAACGGTGAACCACGCAATGCACCAGAGTTAATATTCACACACGGACCTGCTTGGAAACATGCAGACCACCATAAACACTAGGTGAAAAATGATAACAGTTAATACATGGCAAGACTTTAGAGACAGACCTGAAGTCTTGGAAAAAATAGATTTTTTACTAGAAAAAGCGCAAACTGATCCGAACAATAGAATGCCAGCAAACTATAGTAAAGATAAAATAGCATTAGATACAACACAAGCAGTAAGCATTGCCGAAAGAAATGGCGAGCCCTTTGGTTATAGTTGTATTATGCACAGACCTATATACAAAGATAGTGTTAGAGTAATTAGTAGATTTTACTACTCGCCGATAAAAACAAAAGGATTAAGAAACTCCGAAATGCCATTAAAATACATTTGGAGAGATCATACTATTCAAATGATTGAACAACAAATTGCAGTAGCATACGATATGGGATATTCAGGTGCTTTTATTTCACAGCATGATAAAGCCCTAAAAGTGTTTAAACGTATGTTTTGCGGACTTGAAGTATTGTGTGGTGTAAAAGGATGGCAGTTTGATCCTGACAAAAAATACAAAGTATGCAATGGAGCAGATTGCGAGCATTGGATATTTTGGCACAAAAACTTATACTTAGAGGAAGTCTAATATGGAAACAATTACAGAAATACAAGTAGATGATATCAAACGTTTATCAGATACACAAGTTAAACAAATTGCAGTACTAGCAGCTCATCGTGTTAATGTTCTTATTAAAGGACAAGAACTAACAAAAGCAGACTATGCCAGAATGATGCAGTGCTTCGGTGTAAATCCAAAAAGAGATGTTTGGTTTGAGGATAAGGATCATCACGAAGTAATGTATGTTACTAATAAACTGATGTGTGGAGATGACGGTGACAAGCCAGGTGTGTTTAGTAGAGGCGAACTTAATTGGCACCAAAACGGAACACTAACATTAGATCCAGAAGATTGTGTTGTATTGTACTGTGAAGAGCCTACAAAAGATCCGTGTAACACGCACTTTACAAATGGTGTTGCTGCATACAACAGTTTACCACAAGATGTAAAAGATAAAATTGAAAATACAGAACTTATCTTAACAGCAGATACACGTAGCTTTCACAAACTTAAAAACCCACACTTTGTAAAGCGTAGTATTAAGCCTCGTATACTTGATAACGAACGTGTTTGGACAGAAGTTCCTATGGAAGAAATTGCTGAATTGTGGAAAATACAAGATAGAACACGTTCTGCAGGAAGTACAATCGAACGTGAAATGATGGAAAAAGTTGAAAAGTATTCAGAGCTGGGCGCTCGTTGGAATATGATTTACAAGCGTCTTGTACATAGACATAGACTAACTGGTATTAAAGGTCTTTATTTTCCGTTTTCAAATGTTGTAGGATTTCATGATATTCCAGAAGATGAATGGCAAGATTTGTTTAACTTCTTAAAAGATCATTTCTTAAAAACAAGTGCAGAAGTTAAATGGGAACACGGAGATATTGTTTTGTTTGACAATACACAAGGGTTGCATAAAAGAAGTGTATTCCCAAAAGACGAAAACGGTAATGATCAATCTCGTGAATTGTGGCGAGGAGCATTTTGGTACCATGACATTTAATAGCTCTTATCTTAAAATTGCTGACTTTGTAACTACAGAAGAACGTGAAAGCTTATTGTCTTTAAGTGAGTCAGATGATTTTATTCAACATAGGAGCACTAAAAGTGGAAAACTAAGTCCGTTAAATTTTTTGCCTGTAACGTTCCGCAATTTTGATCGTGCATGGATTATGAAAATGCTACCACACGCAGAACAAGAAATGCATACAGATGGCAAAAACTTAGGAAGAAATGTATTAATTATACATCCTCTTACTGATAACTATTCACCTATAGTAACACAAAATGGCAATGTAAATACTACAGTTATTGTTAACACGCAGTCTTATCATGCAGTTTACAACAATGAATGTACTAGATTAAATTTACAAATTCCCTTTTCTTATAATTGGGAAGATATACAAGACAAAGAACACGAATTTTGGAATATTGTAAAGGAGTTGTATAATGTCTAAAGCAATGGAAAAGTATTACTCGTACCGAAAACTAGAAGCAGATGACTATTGGTCGATACATAGAAATTTTTTGACACCTACAAAACTTACAATTGATATAGATCAATTTAATTTGTGTATGCATCAGTATAAAGATTACTTTAAGTCATGGGGAAATAATAGGCCTGAGTTAAATGATATAAGGTTAGGATTACCTCTTGTAAATTTACATGGAAAATACGATGATATAGATGATATAAGTATAGGTCCGTTAGATCAATATAATAAAGCTAATCCAGAAAATCCTTTATTAGAAAATGATTTTACTGTGACTACTGAAATATTAGATCATAGTTGCTTTAATGAGTTAAACATTATAAAAGATTATATGTGTCGCAGTTGTATATTATATTGGAAAAAAGCTGCTAATTTTCTTCCGCATTATGATGTATTAGTGCCTACTGTAAATTTACGACTATGGGGAACTAATGATCCAGCGAGTGTATCATTGCGTGTACAGCGTGATGGAGAAATGATAGAAGTAGCACATACTGCCGAACCTGGAAGATTATATTTAATTGAAACAAGCACTTTACATGATGCAGAATGTATCGGAAATGAAGTTTATCAATTTTTCTTAGCATTAAATATAGATAGTTATGATATTATAAAATCAGAAATGAGATAAATTTAATGATAAATTTAAAATTTGTAAATATAGGGATAATTGTAAACGGATCAGATAAAATGATGCGAATTAACCCAAATTTTTATCATTTGAAATCTTATTATGAATTCAAAGGAAATCATTTTAAAAAAGTCAATTGGTTGCCGCGCATTTTAGATCCTTGGATTAGTGTTAATGAAATAGTCGATCAAGTTGCACAGGAAAATATAAATGTTTTATGTTTAAGTTTTTTCTCATGGAATCATGATAAGACTATGATGGTTGCAAAAATAGTTAAACGTAAATTTCCGCATATTAAAATAATTGCAGGAGGCCCAAACTTATGGGCGCATAAAGACGAAAATTTTTTTATTGAACATTCTTTTATAGATTATGTAGTGTACGGCGACGGAGAAGAAGCATTTTCAGAAATAATAGATAGCATTGTTGAAAATCGACAATTAAAAGATGACCAAGCTGTAAATATAGTAACTAAAGAAAAAAAATATCCATTCAGAGTATTTAAAGATCTAAATTATCAAAATACTAGTGCTATTCTTAGTTGTAAAAAAGATATAAAAGAAGATGTGGAATATTTCTATAAAAAGGAACTTGAAGTAGTTATCCATTGGGAAAGAGCAAGAGGATGTCCCTACAAGTGTAGCTTCTGTGATTGGAGCAGTGGATTACATCATAAGGTCACTAGATCTAAATCTGATTGGAAATCAGAAATAGACTTTCTTTTTTCTCTAAATATGAGTATTACACCATCTGATGCTAATTGGGGTATTTTTAAAGAAGATATAGAAATTACTCAATATGCAGCAGAAAGAGGAAATTTTTATATACTAAATCTTGCTAAGTTACAAAAAGATAGAGCTTTTGAAATGTCTAGAATTATCTTTAGAGAAAATGAAAAAAAGTCAAACCCGAATCAATGGCTGAAATTAAGTTTTCAAGATTTAGACGAAGATGTCCTAAATGCAATCGAACGACCCGAAATACCCTGGATCGAACATAAATCTTATATTTTAGATTTTGTGGAAGAATTTCCAAAAGCAGTTATTATAGGCGAAATTATATTAGGATTACCTAATCAAAAAAGACAAAACTTAATAAATCAATTTTATGAATTTGAAAAAGTAAGCATACAGCTAGTATTTGCACATTTATGGGAAGTTTTACCTAACTCACCTGCATACGATGAAGAATATCAAAGAAAATATCAAATAGAATTTAAAAAGTTTACTAGTGTTATACAAACTTTTAACAGCATAGAAGATATACATACGTCAGAAAAAAACGGTGATGCAGGTTGGACAAATTCTACATTTGTTATAAAAAATAATTTTATGGATTTTGAAGACATCATATTTACTAAATTAGTGGCAAGAATGTATGGAGCATTTAAAATAAAAGATAAGACTTTTCCTTTTAGTATCATTGAAAATTTAATAATACCGAGTTTAAGTATAGAAGCTAAACGTGTTACGGTTCAAATACTTAAAGAAGGAATATATGGAATTTGTGAAGAAGAAACCGGTGCATGGTATGATTTAGAAACATATTTTATGGACGATAACAACGTAAAAAAGTTTTTAATGAAATATCAGATAGCAACTGATATACATGCAATGCTAAATATTTATAAAAAAGAAAATTAAAACTGTTCTCACAGTTTTATTGCACTAAGTATGTTTAAGAAAGTTGTTGAAAATAAAATGTTTAAAAAAATAGAATTAGATATAGATTATAATAAACTAATACATGAAGTAACAACTGTCAGTAAACAGCGCATGGAAGATCCAATGTCCTGGTCATATCAAATTGCAACACAATGCAGAATAGATAATACAGATTCTGAATTTCAGCTCAAAGAAAGCACTAATAGTTTATTATACGACTGGAGTAATTGGGATCAAAATTCAGGCAAACCACCACCAAAAAAACCTCAAGATCAGCGTTTGACACAAGAACAGTTTGCAGAAACTTGTAATTTATTTAAAGACACTATAATTGAAGAAGTAAATGAACTTGTAAAAGAACAGTACGGTGGTGTTAGAGGACGTATATTAAGTTTACCGCCTAAATTTAGCATGACTTATCATTATGATGAATCACCTAGAATTCACATACCTATTAAAGTAAATGAAAAAACATTTATGGTATTAGAGAAAACATGTTATTGGTTTGAAGTTGAAAATGCTTATTTTGTAGATACTAGGAAATGGCATACTGCTGTGAACGCTAGTATCGATAGCCGTATACATCTTGTTTATTGTGTAAATAGATTAAACTAAGTTTACCCACGCACCGTTTTCGTAGCCTTGGAATTTGTTATCTGTTGAATTGTAAATAACCATTCCGTTAGCTGCGGTAAGAGCATTACGTTCTGTTGTTGTTAATGAACCAAATTGTACAAATCCACTAACTTTTGTGTTACCGTCAAAATCAAATTTTTCAGTAGGTGTAATTGTTCCAAAGCCAAATTTTCCATCAGTGCCTATAAACAATTTATTACTGTTAGGCAATGCATAAGCTGCATCTGTCTTACTAATACTGAAACCGTCACTACCGGCCCCTAGTATTACGCTTGTGTTTTCACCGTTTACGTCTATAGTTTTAACACCAATAATGCCGTGAAAAACACCAGGTGCGGATAGATCTTGTGTTGGCTGATTATTCACACAATATAGTACTGAATTACCTTCTCTTTTTATAAAAACATCAGCACTTACATTTAGATTAAGTGAACCAGATACGTCTATATCCAAAGTACTATTACTGGTGATTGTGTTTGTTGCTAATGGACCAACAAGATTACCATTAAATTGTTGTAGAGTTGCATCAACTAGTATAGTTGTACTATCGTCTGCAAAAACATCACCAAATAATGATCCGTGAAAATTTCCGTTTACAACATTAGCAGTCATCTCGTTAGTGCAAACAATATCACCAGTAATATTAATATTACCATTGCCGGTAATACTAGATGAATTTAAATCAAGATTTCCACCTAATGATGGATCATCATCGTCAGATAGCACAGACATGCCGGTTGTGTCAGCTCCAACAGTCCAATGTACTCCGTCATACTGTAAAATACTACCAGGTATAGCATTCTCAATGATTACATCTGATAGATCATCTAGAGAAGCTACACCTCCGACAGTATCACCTGTCCAATGTGCTCCGTTCCATTTTAGTACATCGCCAGCATTTAACGCCCCAATAACTACATCTGATAGATCACCTAATACTGATGCACCGCCACCGCCGCTACCGACTGTATCGATTGCAACACCACCTACTGTTGCTCCATCGCCTACATATAGTTTTTTAGTATCGGTTGTATAAATTAATTCACCTTCAACAGGTGTAAAAGATCCTAGTCTTTCAGCGTCAGTACCGCGTCTAATTTGTAATGGCATGCATCATCTCCGTAAAATTCGTGTTACAGTATTTATGCCTTATCTGCCTTTTTTAAGGAAGGTGCGTGTACGTTTTTGTACATCGTGTTTGACTTTTGGCGTGTCAATACTGAAGTCAATACTTTTAATAACGTTATCGTAATCTGAAAAAAATGTTTCTAATGATGATTCTAAAGATTCTGAATCTGTATATTTTTTCTTTTCCTTCGCTACATCAATAGTATATATCTTTCCGTTATTAAAAAAGATATTAATACTATTGATGTACTCGATGGGTACAGATTTAATTTCTACATCATTAAATACCTCTGGCCAATGATTAACAATCTCCGGAGGTAACTTACTATTATTACTCACTAACTTCCGCTTTTTTCTTTTTCTTAGTAGGAAAAAGATCTTCAGCTTGTTCACGAAGCTTCTTAGCTTCTTTAAACATAGCGTCAGCCTGTGACCTATAAGATGCTGCTAGTTCTTCATCTGAAAGAACGTCGTGGGTATTAGTGTTTGCTATAGGTGCTTCTGCAACTACTGCTTCTGATGTGTCTGTGGGTGTCTTTTGGCTGGGATCTGTTAAGGCAAGATCTTCAACACTTATACCCTTTTGTTGTGCGATAAGATTATTCAGCTCATCGAGCCTAATTGAAGTCTTTTGATTTGGAACTAATTCCACTTCATTAGTAGGCATTTTTTGTAGCTTTCCAGTTGCATGAAAAGCTCTTAGCATTAGGCGTCCATCCGGCAAAGGTGATCTATCTAAAACAAGTGCTAGATCATCTGCTTCTTGTCCAACTGCTGACTCTACGACCTTCATAAGACTGTCATGTTCGTCAGCAGATAGAGTTTCGGTTGCAATGACCAGGCAACTATCCGCGTCGCCTGGTACAACTCTATAAGCAACTACCACACGCCGTTTACTTTTTACGAGTCTTCCGACATGTTTGATCATTGGTTACTTACCCTTCTGCTGCTGGTGCTGCTGCTTCAGCTGCTTGTTGTGCTTGCTGTGATGCTGCAATTGCGCCTAGAAACTGCTCTAGTTTTGTATATGTTGCACCTACTGTTTGCATTTCGTTTGGACGGAATGCGCCACGCTGACTTGCAACGTCGATGATTACTTTTAGTGCTTGCAGATCTTGTACTGTTAAGTCTGCTGGTGCTCCGCCTGCTGCTGCTGGCGCTTCTGCTGCGGTTGCTGCTGTATCTACTGCTTCTGCCGCTTCTTGATTCATTTGGTCTTCCATAGTGGTTCCTTCTCCAACTGTTGTTTCTTCGAAAGTAGTTTCTTCTTGAGCTTGCTCAGTCATTGCTATTCTCCTTTTGCTAATAATAATTATCTGACTGTTTCTAGTTATATTTCAAATGTGGACAAGCTAACATAAAATAGGACATCTCTTTTGAGTCTTCAAATCCTATTTTCATAGCATGTTGCAATTCCTTGTTATGATTTATAACTAGTTCTTTTCCTAAGTAGTATCGACTCTTAAGATTTATTTCTACCCATTTACTTAATGCTTCACCTAGATTATATCTAATACCAGGTATTGTAGCATATTCAAAGTGCGCAGGGGGGTAGGTTAACCTGCGTTCTCCGAAAACATTATAAGGGTTCGGTGTTAGGTTCTTCATGCAGCCTCGTCATAGTGAACTGTCATACCAAACGGTCCTTGTAGATTCTTATCATGATTACTATGAACTAAAAAGATTGTATCACAGTAATCTGGATCTCCCCAGCTATCCCAAGCGTATCCATCTGTAAACATAATGAATTTCTTAGGAACAATATCTTCTTCTTTCATATAATGCCAGTTAGCCATAAAATCAGTGCCACCACCGCCTACAACTTCGTACTCAGTAATTTCACGTCCGTCATCGGCACTAAAGTCGTCTTCATTATATACTTTAGTATCAAAGCACCATATTTTAATTTTATAATCTTTAAATTCGTCCATAATGCCTTTTACTTCACTTAAGAAGTCAGCAGCTTGCTCGTTTCCGATCGAACCGCTCATATCAATACTAATGCACAGTTCGCATGTATCTAAAAAGTCTTGTCCTGGAAGAATAGCACCAGTATGCATACTCTTACGATTAGGACGAGCAAATGTAAAGTCATTTTTAATTGTAGATTGTATTTGCTGACGGATTAGTTCACGCCAGTTCATTTTAGGCTCTGTAAGCTCTTTGATCATACGTGCAACGCCTGCAGGAACATTACCAGCGCCAGCAGTTTGCGCAGCATTAATCATTGCTTCTTTCATTTCATCACGGATTTGATCTAATTCTTCTTTAGAATAGCTAGGACGTCCGCCGCTCTTACCACCGTCTTTGCCTTCGTCGTCGCCGTCACCATCGTCGCCTTCGCTCCAGTCATAGTGTTCGTCTAGCATTTCTCCTAGTTGATCTAAGAACTCTTCACCGTTCTTTTTAGCTTCGTTAAACAAATCATCATATACTTCTTCTGACATCCAGTCACGGTATTTAAAGTCTTGGAAACAGTCAACTAGTTTAGGAATAGTACCAATACGCTGATCTACTAGCATATTGTTTACAATATAATCCGCAGCGATATTGTACAGCATCGGATTACGGTCTTCACGGCGTGTTAAGTGATCAAATACGCAGTGTAGGATTTCGTGTGCAATAACAAATTCAATTTCTTTATTATCCATAGCATTAAAGAATTGTGTATTATAATACAAGTTACGACCATCTGTTGCAGCAGTCATACACCAGTCATCACATGCTTGGATTTTTAAACGTGTAGCTAGATTACCAAAGAACGGATGACGCAATAATAAACCAACTCTTGCAGTAATAATACGATCTACTACAATAGCGTTCATTTCTTTTAGCTCATCTGCGGTAAGGTCTGGATCAGGTGACCAGTTTTTAAGTTTAGTTTGCGTTTTTTTAGCAGACATCTTAATTGTAACAATATCAGTAAAGTCTAGCATGTACCATCTCCGTTTGTTATAATACTAATATAACACATCTTGTGCAAATGTCAAGAGAAAGTGGACCAAAATATGGCCCACTTCCCTTATTATTAGCTACCTTGAGCAGCTTTAATATACTTTCCGTAACGATCGTGGAATTCGTCGAAACATTCGACAGCATCCGGATCAATCGGCAAGCTATATTGAGTAAGAGCAAGTTTGATACCCATAACAACCATTTCGGTGTCAAAGTTATCCATTGAGAAACGTAAGAAATTATTGACCATATTGTCGAACTTCTTATTGTTTGCATCACTTGCTTCTTTGAGCTCATAACATAATGATACGGTTAAGGAATACATTGCACTGATTTCCGTAGCCTTGAGCTCTTTTACCTTACCTTCCAGAATGTCTGTTGGGTTAGGCATATTAGCAGCAACTTTACGGTGAGCCATAAATTTTACTGCCAATCCTTCTCCTACTGAACCTGATACTAAATCAGTTGTAGTAGATTCTTCGTCTTCGTCTTCTAGTAGCTCAGACACAAACGACCAACTACGTGGTGTTGCAAATGCTCTGCTAGGAGAACGTGGATCAAAGTTATAAAGGTCTTGCTTTGCAAATTGCAAATAACCTACAACGTCTGAGTGTTGATTATTATCAACTGCCCAGCCAAACCAATCTTCAAATACTACTGCAAGTTCTAAGTGAACAAAGCGATTTGACAACGGAGCAGGCATACGATATGTAACACCTTTGTCCGCTTCTCGGTTACCAGCTGCAATAATAATTACGTTATCTGGTAATTTGTATTGTCCGACACGACGATTTAGAATTAATTGATATGCTGCTGCCTGTACAGCAGGCGCTGCTGAGTTCATCTCATCAAAGAATACTACAATATTATCATATTGTGCAGCAAATTCTTCGTCTGGTAACTCTTCTGGCGCACCCCATGTCATTTTTTCTGTTTTAGGATTAAAATGTGGGATACCTTTGATATCAGTTGGGTCCCAAAGACTTAACCGGATATCAATTAAATGTGAATTAGGTAGAGTATCTGTAACTTGAGCTACGATGTCCGACTTACCAATACCTGGAGGTCCCCAAAGGAAGATTGGACGTTTTTTCTTCATAGCACGTAGGATAGCGCTTTTAGCTTTGTTAGGTCCTACTGTTCTTAACATCTCTGACATGTTGTATTCCTCTCATATGTTTCAGTGCATACAAGTAATATAACATCTATACAGAGTTTGTCAACCTTTTTCTCTGTTCATTGCCTTAATTAAACCATATTTTCTTATATCACCAGAGAAAAGAGTTAGTTCGACTGCTTTCTTTTCGTTCGTTACTGTAATACTACGATTGGTAAGATAGTATGGACAGTCAATAAACTGATCTAAAAAGATAATAACTTGTGTAGTTAGTGGCATTTCAGGAGGATAAGGTATATCGTATGTAGCCAATTCGATCTGTTTAACTATGTCATATCCTGCTTCAGTTAATCTAAGCCCACCGTTGTCTTTTTCTCTAGTATTTTGCCACCATAGAGGCATGTACTGCTTCACAGTAGTATCATCACTTGATTTATCAAGTTGTTTTAGAAAAATTTTAGTGTAAGTTTCTTTCCAGTTCATTCTTCAACTACTACATTACCTTCAGTTAACACATGTACAGCAAAATCATCCGACTTAAACATGTCGTTTAGTCTTTTTGCTAGGTTATGTGCATGTCCTGGGTTAGAAAAGCTTGTTTTCTTATATTTAGGACCTGGGTAATTAGTAAGTATGTTCGAACTTTTAAGATTGAATGGCTTGCCTCTATAAAAGACAGCCCAAATAGCTTCAGCCTCAAGAATTTGTTCACACTTGTATGTAACATTGTCAGTGTGTTCCAAAATAATTGTAGGCTTAGGTCTACTCATAGTATCATCCTTCTCGGCGTCAATACTATTTAGCAGTTCTTCACTTAATTCAATTGTTAAAGCCTGTGCCACCATCTAATCGTACCTCTATTACTTCGTCTGTTTGTGTAGAAGTATTTACTAAAAGCTTTTCTAGGTCCGCAGTTAATCTGGATGATATAATACCCAGCGTAAAGGCAAGATTTTTAGCTTGTGCAATAGGTATCCTTACCTCACGCTGATTAGTATTGTCAGCAGCCTTTACTTGCTGTATAAACTGCTGAATAGGTATGGTGTTTATAGGATCACTTTGCATTCCAAAGTGCTTCTTTCATTTGTGATTCTGTTTTAAAAGGTCCTTTAGATTCGTAACGTTCAATTGTTACTAATTTAGGACAAAAAGACTTTACCCAGCCTTTTTCAAATTTAATTACATAATAACCTGCGCAATACAGGCTTTTAGATTTATCACTCTTTGTAAATAACGGTAAGCTTTGCTTAACATTAAACATTGTATTATAAGGACGCACACTACACGGATATCCGTGTACTTCTAACACTTCTTCTGTACCATCAGAAACAGTAATAGAGTTTCTAAGATCAATACCTAAGTCTGTTTTAATTTGTTTTTTATTAGTAAAAAACTGTGTACCTTTTTTACCTGAGAACACAAACTTTTCTTCGTCAAATGCTAAAGTACCAATATTTTCACCTTGATCTTCAACAATCCAAAATTTGTCTTCTAGTAGTGTTTTTAGTTTCATTATTTAATATACCTTGCTTGTAGAGGTTCGGCAAATGATGCTGCTTGATCAGCTACACGTTGCATATCCCACTTTGCACAAAACTTCATGAGTCTCATACCTACTTGTGTAATATTTTTACTTTCTACATTGTTAATTTCTTCGTTAATGATTGCTCTAATGTCTGCGGGTTGTGCAGTTAAGTCACAAAGTGTAACATTGCGTGTATAGTCATCTAGTACACGATGTTCTACACCTTCATGATCTACCCAACGCTGTAACATCATGTTATTCCAGTTAAAGCCTTTGTCGTTCTTGTCAGCAAATGCTTCTTGTAGGCCTACTTTGTTTTTAGTGCCTTTCTTACGTACACCTGGATATGCACTAAACACGTTGTCACTAGTGTCGCCACGCATACACTTTTCAAACAACATGAATTCAGGATCGGGAGCAGCCTTAGCTTCACCTGTCTTCTTATCAACTACTGCATGACCTTTATCGTCAAAGTAGCCTTTGTATGTAATAGTTGTATTGCTTACACCGTTGTACTGTTGTACATTAGGAGCAATAAGTTGCGCAAAGTCACCGTCAGTACTAATAATAACATGTTTATCATTAGGATGTGACTGTACCCAACCAGCAATTAAGTCATCTGCTTCTAGTTGCGGATGCCGCATAACAGTGCAGTTAGTCTTCTCTGATACAAAGTTCTTAAATTCGTCGAAGATTTCCCAAAACACTGTATCTTCTTCTGTCTCTGCAACAGTCATCTTGTCTCGAGTAACTTGTCTGTTACGCTTGTAAGGCTCATAGAAGTCTTTACGCCAGCTACGTCCTTCTAAACAAAATACAACATGCGAACCTTCAAAGTCACGCCACGCTTTCTTAACACTGTTAAGCGTAATGTGTAGAGCCATGCCTACTTTAGTATCTATGTCGCCACGTACTACATGCCTTGCACGGAAGAACGTGTTAGCAGTATCTACTAGAATATAAGTTGCCATTAGTTTGCCTATTGTTGTTTATATATACGATTATATACGATTATATACGATTAGTCAACCGTTATTAATCCCATAAATTTTCATAGTATTCTCCAAACAATTTAAATCCAGCTGTCATACGTTCTTGGTGTTTTCTCATACCGTCGTGATCAACCCATTCAAAGTGTCCACCGAGGGGTATGTCTAGATTTTCTTTGTATGGCCCATAATAATTATCTTGCCAATCATCTTTGCACTTTTGCTCAAAGGCCCAAATCATTTCATCTAGTATTTCGTTCCAACGTTCTTCAGTAAGATCACTAGGATATCCATGTGTCGTTGCTTTGAGTTGTACAAGCATAGGATGAATAATCATAGCAAGTGTGCAATCCATACTCCATGTGTCGTACGGTTCTATTTCAACATGTTCGGCTCTGTTCTTACGATATGGACCTATGCGTACTTTCATGATACTTCGCTTTTACCTTTGTCAATAGGCACAACATTAATATAACCTGCACCTCTATCTGTATCCATGCCTTCGTCTGCTAACATGTTATATACAATATCTCTGAACCAGCGATCAACAATCTCTTCTTCTGGGTCTTCGTCAACACCGTAGCCGTTTTTAATTAATTCTTCAATAAAGTATTTGTTCCAGTCAAGTTCAAAGAAGCCATTACGAATGTTGTCTTCGTTTACCTGCATATCAAGTACATTTACCCAAGGTTCTTTTTTTCGTGTAGCATATGCCTTTGGGTCACGTACTTTAATAACTTCTAACTCTTTGGCTTCTAGTTCTTGTTCCTTAGCAGTGATACCAGTAATATTTTTTAGCCACTTCTTCATTAGTAATCTATCCTTTGATACAAGTGCCGAATTTCAAGTAATTTAGCTTCGACTTCTTGGTCAAAACTATCTTGTATGCTATATGTGACGCCTTGTTTATACAATTTTTTATTAATCTTATTAATATCGTCTATGTGTTTATATAAAGATTTAACTAGCTCAGTTACTTTAGGATCCTTCATTCTACGTCAGCCTGTGTCTCTGCACTCGGAATAATGCCAAACGCAAGTGTAGCAATACTACCGATATACGGAACTAATACTGCTAGTATCCATAGTCGATGTAGACCTGCATCATCTAGTCTACGTATAGTTGTAGCAATTAAACACCATAGCGTTGCAATTAGCACAACCAATGCAATCAACGGACCAAGTCCGCTTTCTTCCAGTGCTACAATTCCTACAATTGTTCCTAGTATTGATAGTAGTAATACAGCCCAGTATTCCTGCCGTTTTGTTTTATGTTGTAATTGAAAATATTGTTTCATAATCCTAGTTTCCTTAATTTATCTGTATCTACTGCCCTACGTTCCCCAGGCGTTGCCGAAGAGCGAGATGTGAAGTCTTGGGGTAAAACGCCAGCCCCTTTCCATACATGCTTCTGCGACATCTTTGACGTTGAGGTTGTATTCTTCCGACCTACCACCGAGCGGCATAAGGTATACAGGGCATTCCACGCCGTTGTCACGATACGCTTGAACAGCCCGAGTAACTTCATCAAAGTCGTCGTTACTAGCGACAACAAACTTGAGATAAATGTCACTGCCGTCAACGCAGCTATACTCACGAGCAACATCAGGCAATATAGCAGTTTCCCAAGGTTCTCCCGAAACACTAAGTTTTGGGGAACAACTCCAAGTAACTTCAAATCTGTCTTGATCCATGAGATAGTTGAAGAAATCGTCGTGTAAGTTTTGTGTAGTGTTTGTTTCAAATGTAACATTTTTTAAATCCTGCATACGTGGATGTTCGAACAGCTCAATGTACAATCGCTGCCACGCTAATAATGGCTCACCACCTGTTAGAATAAGGTGTACATCCTGGCCATTATCCATTGTCCACTTACCTTCTGGTGTAAGTGACAATAGGTGCTCAACTACTTCGTCAATAGTTGCTTCTTTGTTAAAGTGTTTAAACTCTGGATAGATACTTGCATATGTATCGCATCCTGTGTGTACAATAGGTAAGTCTGTAAACTTTTCAGTTGTTTCGTGTACACCTGCGTCAATTAATGCTTTTACTTCTGCATTATAACGGTTACCTTCTTTATGTTGCTCCCAACGATCTTTTGTTTCGTTAGTGCCAAAGTTCATACAACGAAAGTTACAACCAAAAGTACGCAAGAACACGCTAGGTACTCCTACAAACTTGCCTTCGCCTTGTACGCTATAAAATGCTTCTGAATATCGTAGTTTCATATTAACTCCTAATACTGTATTATAACACTGATGACAATAACAGTCAACAATATTGTTGGTACTTCGTTCATTACTCTCAGTTGTGTTCCTGTGTAACTAAAGTTGCCGTTAGACATTTTTTTACGTGTTGTAATAAGCCATCCATGAAATCCACACATGGTAATTACACTTGCAAGTTTTACATACGGCCATGTTAGACTCCAATCAATATACCCAAAGCCAACTAATGTTAAGCCAGATAGTAATGTAGCAATCATAGCCGGTGTCATTATATATCTTTGTAGCTTATATTCCATGAGTTCAAACACACAATTAAGTCGATCGTTTCCTTCATAGTATTCTGTATGATATACCATAACTCTTGGTAAGTAGAACAGCGCTGCCATCCAACTAATAACAGATAATATGTGTACAACTAACACAACTTGATAGCTCATCTAGAAGCAAACTCCTGTTGTAGTTTAATGTTGTCAAAGAATTCTTTCTTTGTGCCCGGATCGTCTTTAAATGATCCTTGTAACACTGTAGTCTGTGTTAAACTACTGTGTGCCATAATACCTCTGTTCTCACAACAGCCGTGTGTTGCTTGAATATAGACACCTAAGTGTTCAGTATCAGTTGCTTGTTGAATCTCACGTGCAATTACCATTGCAAGTTCTTCTTGTAGTGTTCCGCGTCTAGCACACCACTGTGCAATGCGTGTGTACTTGCTCAACCCAATTAGTTTGTCTGCGGCAATGATGCCAATGTAGGCAACACCTGCTACTGGCTGGTGATGATGCGAACACATGCTCTTTAGTTCCGAACGCACTACCAACATACCTTCATAACGATCATCTGAATCATTAGGAAATGATGTTGCACTAGGTGCAGGATCATAACGCCCTGCCATAATCTCATTAAAGTACATCTTAGCAAGACGTCTTGCTGTGCCTTGTGAGTTAGGATCGTTATGACGATCAATCAATAGTGCATCTAGCACACCTTCAAATGCTGTAGTAGCATTATTGATAAGTTCTTCTTTATCGCCGTCCTGTAATGCTTGTGAGATATTATCGCCAGCCCAATGACGAATGCCTAGATCTTCTAGACGGGCTTTTAATTGTTCCGCTTTGCTCATTTATGTCTCCGATGTTTAGGCAGTGGATTGCCATGAAAAATGGTATACTAATAAAAGTATACCATATATTTAGGTAATTGTCAAGTTAAAAATATTTTTCTAACATTTCTATTTGATCATTGTACTCTGCTACAATTTTAAGTTCTTGTTCAATTGCTTCGAGTACGTCAGGGTGTTCTCCGACACCTGCTGAATTTCGTAGATAAACTTCTACATTCATTGCATGTTTAGCAATATGGCCTTTGGCATGATCCTTAATTGCTTGGATCATATTTTCTCTAGTATATTGTCCTACGCTTGCCATTATAAATCCTTTTATAGTTATAGATAGCAGTATATTAACACAAATTTAAACTAAAGTCAACCTTTTTTCTTTGCTTCCCATTCTGCTTTTTTCTTTTGGTACTCTGATTCGCTTAACCTATGCCAGCCAATACATTTACCTGTTGGTGATCTTCCACATCCGCACATTTATTCTTCCAATTCTTTAAAAAGTTGCATTGCAAATTCGAATGCTCTGTTTGCTTCATCAGCCATTCCGTCGTGCAATCTTGTTCTAGTTTCTTTAATTAATGCTCTTGGCTCAACAAAGTCGTACATTTTACCTGATCCAGGAGCACGTTTCTTAATCATTTGCCCACCATGTAGTTCACCAAAGTGTCTTACATAAATGTGTGCAATTAGTCCTTCGCCTTCTAAGTTGTTAACATAGTCGACATACTCTTGAACAACTGGACATAATACAGACTCGTCTCTTTCGATGCCGAACTCTTCTTCCAGTTCTTCCATATCTGCGAGCATACCAGGTGCTCTGCAAATTCCTTCAATGCCTTCTAGCATACCAGCAGCTCTTGCTGCTACTTCTAGTGCTTCGTACTGTACATATTGATTGTAAATAAACTTGTGATACTCCGGTGCTGGCATACCTTTAAGTAGTTTACGTGCAACAACCATACGTTCTGCGTTTTGGTGATTCTCCCAAGTAAGTTCTTTTAGTTTTGTACTCATAGGAAGGTCCTTAGTGCTCTGTAAATCTTAGGAACATATACCCCAAAAAATACTAAACCCCAAAAGCCTGCCATTAGTATGGCATACTCGGGCCATCTTTCAAAATCTAAATACAATCCTAAACTGATTAGTATAATCCAAGCCCAATCAGTGTAGCCGTGTATTTTCTTTACTTTGTGAGCACCGAATTTTTCGTGTAATTCGCTACGTAGTTTAGCAAACCAAGGACATACGTGACGTAATATCACAAAACCTTCGTTTACTACCATTATTAAATAACCTATAATAAAAGCAATCATATCATTTCTCCATCATAGTTATTTATCATTAACTGCTAGTTTAACTAACTGTACTCATATGGGTAGACTAACCAAACATCCTCTTCTGCTTTGTTTACTTCGTCCCAATAGTATCTTACTTGCGGAAAATCACTTGATAAGTTTTCTGTCATTACTGCAAACCGCACATTGTGGTTCCACACATCATGCCATGCGTGATCTTGCGGCATACAACTAGACATCCAATCTTTTTGTAACCACTGGAATGTTGCACCAGTGTCGTTAATGTCGTCTACAATAAGAATGTTTTTTCTACTAGTGCTATTGCTGGTTAAATTTTCCCATACACCGTCTCGATCTGGTTCGCTGATGTAACCATAAGCATCCTCGGCCATCCAACAGTTACTTTCATTTTCACTGTCGCCATCTCGTAAACTTATTTTAAGTGCATTACACGGTATATCTAACATATGACTTAGAATAACCGCCAGCGGCATTCCGCCTCTAGTAATGCCTACAATATAGTCAGGACGCCAATTCTCTTTGTACATGTCTAGTGCAATCTTAGTTGCAGCAGCATGAACACTATCCCATGTATAATACTTTTTTCTCATTTTGAATCTCTTTTTTGCACATGACGTTTAATAACAGCCCGAGGAACCTCAGGACACGCATCAGCAATTTCTTCCTCGGTAAATGAATCAGGATGTCTAATGCCATACTTATTAAATTGATCTAATGCCCAATTGGCTGCATCTTCTTTAGTCTTAAACATCTTTATACTCCATTTCAGTTTTGATGTCGGTACCTTGGTTGTCTTTTGCAATACCCAGTGCCATAGATTGTATTTGGTCTATTAAGTGATTGCAAGTGTCGATGTCATATTGTTTCTCAGCTTGTTCTGAAAATTCGTTACGTAAACGATGTACCTGAATTGCTAAGTCGTGCATAACATTTATACGTTTAATTAGATCTTCAATCGTATGTTGCATTAGAACGGCACCTCGTCATCTTTTTCATGATTGCCTACATAGTCCTGATGTACCATTTTGTAGATAGATTTAAGATTTTCAAATGCTTTTTCGAGTGCTGGATAGTGTTCGCACATATTACTAATTTTTTCTAAACTAGGCATACGATCTTCAAAGTCTACCATAGATACACTTAAATTACCCCAATTTACATTATCGAGTGTAATAGTATCTGCACCTAAATTTACAGTGGTAACCTCAATACCATCCATACTATATAAATCTTCGTTAACAGTTGTATCTATTGTAACAGTAGTATGTATATCTGTTGATATCCACTCTTCGGTAATATCAAACACATAGTCATTATTTTTATCATCCATTAGCAATTGCTCCATATAATGTTTTACCAGAGAAATAGTTATGTGAAAGTGTCGCAGCTTGTTCGTAGATATCAAATTCATAAGTGTTGTAATTTTCAATGTAGTCTCTTAATTTTGCGATTACTTTGTCTTTGTTTGCAATGTATGCATCAAAGCTCTCTGTCCATTCGCTAGGATATTTAAATTTATCTCTAGCCATTTCACTGTAACTTAGTCTGTCGGGTACCATCGGAATAGCGTCCAACAACGCACCTTCGTACCAACTAATACCTAATGTCTCTTGTAAGTTAGCACTAAACACAACCTTTGCTTGACCTAATAGTTTGTGATATTCGTGCTTGGATAGTCCTTGCTCTTGACATATAACAAATTCATATTCAGGCATAGACTCTGCTAGGTCTCTAAATATTTCAACTTGCTTCTCAGGCGCAACACGATGCGGAAAGAGTATTAAGTTACGTTTTTCTTGTTCGTCGTATTCTGAAATACATAGTTCATCTGACAAGTATTCCATAGGCCAACCGACACGATGTATTTTATCATAATCGATATTATAGTCTTCCATCATTACATCTGTAAACATGTCAATATGGAAGTCACTTGCAAAGAAGTTATCATCATAACATTCAAACATTGACATTTCAGCATGTCTGACCCAAGGCTTATCGCCTATTAATCGTCCAAGGAAATCTGCAGGGTCGTAGGAGCCGGCGTGCCAAAGCCCTCCGACTCTAATACGTACTCCCAATAGCTCTGCCATATACCGTAACTGAATAACAGTTGGGTTCCAAGCATCTGTGTATAAAAAGTAGTCACCGTCTTTAATTATTCCTTCACAAAACATTTCACCAATAAGTTCAAGTTGCTTAGACTTGTATACATTAGTGCCGCCAAAGTTAAGAAAAGCCCCAGGCGTAGTAGCCTGAGGCGTCTCTCCTCCAGACACGACTTCAACTGTTTGATTAGTTGCAAGCCGTAGCTGTTCTGGTAAATGTGTCTTCCACTGCTTTGTATAGCGAGTGTCAACAGCTTCTATATCTACAATATAGATTGTCATAATTACTTCCTGCTGTTAGCTCTTGCCTTTGCACGTAAATAACCTAAATACTTTTGGTATGCCTGCCATACTGTAGCATCTTTCTTATAAAGATCTTTTTCATTAAAGACCTTTCCTTCAAATCTGCAATAATCTCTAAATTGATCGAGATCGTTGAAAACTTTGTTTACAACTGGATTTGTAATAGACATTTTATTTTTCCCTTATATTATGTCTTATGGATATACTATTTGGCAGCCGTTTTCGCCATCTTCGGCTACATCGATGACTACAAAACGGCCTGGATACTTTTCGTTAATCTGTAAGTACAAATCGTCTGCGATCATCTCGCATGACTTATAGTCTAACTGAAGTAGATCTTCTTTATATAAGTTTTCCAACCAACGTTTGAATTGGATAAACTCGATATCTCTGTCATTGTGCGTTACTTGTATCTGCACTTTAAAATGAAACGTATGACGATGTGGATAGCCTAGGAAGCTTACATCATACTCATCACCTGTTGCTAGTGCTGGGTCTTCTAACGCTGCTGGATACTTGTGAATACCTTCTTTGGTAAACGTTACCCAGATGCTGCGTTTTGCATTCTCTAACTTTTCCATCTTAGCGTCCTCTTCTTTGTTACGCCGTTTCATGTAATTATAATAAGATTCTTGTTGGGTCATTCAATTATCTGATCGTTGCGATATTTTAACCAATCAGTGAATTTGTCGTGTGCCATTAAGTCGTGTAAACTATGACACCATACACCTGGATTTGTTTCGTTGAATCCAGTGTCGTCTATTTTAACCATTGTATTATAGTTCCATAGCTTGACATGTGCAATCGGAACTCTAATCTGCGGAATAAAATTATTGTATTCGCACAATCCACCATCGTGAAATGTTTCAATACAAGTAATAGGAATATCTAAAGTACAAAAATAACCTTCTTCTAAAAAATTAATTATAAGGTTTTCCCAAGGCGTCCACTCTTCAGCAACACCCGGAGTAGGATTGAAGCTATGATTAGCCCCGAAGAAGATATGTCTACAATTATGTTTATTGTAGATCTCTTTAATTTTTGCTTCTCTTTGCACACCCTTAACAAAAAGTGTACGCAGACCAAAGGCTGGTGTTTGCTCAACTTCAGTACCTATGAAAAATACGGCGTCATCGCTTACGCCTGATTCATAATCCCTTTCCATCTTGACCCTTTAGCTTTGTTTCTATTCTATTAATTTCATCCTTCAGCCAAAGTTTCATAGTTTTCATTCTATAAAGTTCATCTCTGGCTGTATAACTATTATATAGCTTAGTTACCTTTTTGTCAAGTGATTTATGGTTTTCTCTTAACTTTTCTAACCTTGCTTGCATTTCTTCTCTACTCTCACCCAAAAAATTCCTGTGCCTTTGTAGTTGCATTGAAAGATTTTTTGCCAGTAGCTCCTCTTGTACCGATTACTTTAAGTAAATATTTTCTGTAATCTAGGACAAGTTGTTCTGCTTTTTCCCTGTCATCTGTTCGAAATACTTCTTCGACTATGTCTTTAAAATGCACATGATCAAATTGACCAAGCTGTAACATTTTGGGAGTCATGCCACTGTCATATTGTCTATTTGCTTCTTGCACAGCATTAATATGCATCCATACATTGTGACCCATCATTAGTGCATAAGAAAAACTATCCCAAGATGTCTTTCCTTCTTTACCAATTTTGTTTAAGTCACCCGGACCATAAATGCAAATATCTTTTGCTAACATACCCTGTGAAATAGGAGAATCTAAAAATGAAGAATGTTTGCCTTCACGTACAAATGCTTGACTAAATGGCGTGACATCAGTTGACAGTCCTTTGTCATCTATGCTTGGTACCATTCTGTATACCCATTTAGATTCATGTTGCGTTTCTAGTTCACAATATATTTGACCGTTAGCAGTTGCAAGAAACGGTGAAGCGCAGTCAAAAGTTACAGTAAAGTTTTCGTTATGATACTTTCTAACTGCTCGCTGAATGTCTGTTAATAATACAGCCCATTCTAGTTTACTTGTACCAAGGAAGTGCATAACATCATGCACACCTTTTTCAAGTAGTCCATCAAAACGTAGCGCAACTAAACGTTTAAGCACAAGCTCAACATCGCACATGTTTTGTCCACCCATTGACCATCCGTTAAAATGATCGTTAGGATATTTCTTAGGATCACAATAGTCTTTCATTTGATGATACCAATCATCAGCATCATCAAAGTTTTCGCCCTGTAAAACATTTAAGAATTTACAAGAACCTGTTCTATGTTTCATCCAATAGTCGTTATTAATACGTGTAGCATTAACAGCATCTTGATAGTTATCAATACCTGTTGCTTTTGCACCTTCAGGAGAACGTGCAACCCACGCCGGAATATCAAGTATCATTCCGTAGTCCATGTAAGCGTCCATCCATTTTAGAACGCCATCACGTTTCTTTTGTGCTTTAGGGCAATTAGGATCTTTCCAATCGCCTTCCCAAACACCTTTACCAATTTGGAAGCCACCTGAGTCACCTAGTAACCAAGTGTTTTCTCTATCTCTGTTACGCACCATGTCTTCTTTAGGTACGTGCTTTGTTGTGTCCAAGTCAGCATGTCCAGCTGAGTACAAACTCCATTTATATGAAAATTGTCCTTCTTTGGCATTAAGATAATTTAAACTTTCAACACCATGCGTTAAGTTGCTCGGAACCCTAGCAGGATCTACATAATTGTCATAACGCTGCTTTCCTACATAAGTGGCATAAAAACCACTTAGTGCAGGAAGGAATCGAGCATAATCATTTTGTGCTTCAGTTAAATTTATATTCATTTTGCTTGAGCCGGAAAGTAATACTCATATTCGCCTAAGCCAGTGTCAATTCTAAACTTTAATAAGCCGTTACCAGTAACTGACATTGTAATATCGCCTGTTAGTGATAATACTTTTAATAAGATTTCTGAGATATAAGAATTAAACTTAATCTCACTTCCTACGTCTTCTTGGAATACATACTCGCCTGCGTGTGTATTAGCATCACCCCAGCTAAGATACAAGTCATGTTTTCCGCCTGTTTCTTTAGTGCCAATTTGTACTAAATTTTCTTCGTTGTGCAATGATGTCATAAGTTTCATACGAGAAATTGCAGCCAAGCTCGGAGTAAATTCGCACTCCCAATTTGCACCTTTAAATACTGGCACTGTATACTTTGCTTCGATAATCTGCGGTGACACTAGTCTATATTCATTTTGAAAGTCACCACTTGCATTTTTAAAATGTATAGTGCGACTCACGTCTACACCGTTTTGTGTAGTACCGTTAAGAACTGTAATCACTCCATCCTTTTCATACTCAGGATTTTTAAGTAATAAATTTACTTTTTCTAAATTACTCATACCAATAGTACTTCCTGCACTAAACTCAGGTACAGGCTGGTGCATATTTGCTAACATAATACAAGTTGCCTTGTCGTCGCTATTAGAACAAATTTGTAAATTACTATTATCGTCAATGTCAAGCCTTAGCATAGGCAATACACCCAACGAATGTGTATGTGTAATAATATCTAATAAGATATCTTTCATGTGTTAATCTCCATTAATATTAACTATTTTATTATCATTTGACACAAATGTCAAGTGTTTTGTTATATCGTATTTAGGTTTCCATCCTAAACTGGACAGCATTTCTGTATTTGCACAAGTATAATCACGCTCACCTGGGGTATTTAGACGGATGGGACTGTCGGGTGCAAAGTTTTGGACTTTGATAGGAAAACCGTTACCTACGTCAATAGTCCCGTTTATGTAATCTTTTTCTATTAGTATTTCAATAGCATCGATTACGTCTTCTATATGTACAAAGTCTCGATGATGCCGTGTTACATATGTAAGTGTATTGTTCATTAGCTTTTCAACAAACATGCCTTTACGTGGAGTATCAGACCAGACTGTATGCAGTCTTAATCCCAGCGTATGCGGGTACCGTTCAGCAAGTTCTTCTAGTACAAACTTAGACGCTGCATAAGGGTTCAAATCGGGCTCGTAAGCACTCGAACTACTTGCATACAATATACGTGTATCAGGATATCGAGTAAACAATCTACGACTTGCTTCAACGTTATTCATCCAGTATGCACTTGGATCGTTTATACTTTCACGTACACCCGATCGTCCTGCTAAATGTATAATTAAATCAAAGTCTTGATTTGGTAATTCGCATGTTAACAAGTCATCACCAGATAAAAGATCAATACCGTGTACATTATGTCCTGCAGAAAGCAGTCTGTCTTGTAGTACAGATCCAATAAACCCCTGATGTCCAGTTAGTAGTATTTTCATGTTCTAATCTTATTATTATAATTTTTTGAAGTAGTAATTAAACTAAGATCTACATTATTTCGTTCAGCAGTATCAAGTAAGGCAGATATGTCTTTAGGAAAACAATGCCCGCCGTATCCTCGTTCTTTAGAAATATTTGTATGACTATGTCCTATACGTTCGTCATTACCGATCGACTGTTTAACTGTATCAAAATCCACTCCAAGCGATTCACACAAATCGTATACTTGATTAAAGAAACTTACCTTTGTAGCAAGGTACGCATTACGGAAATATTTTGTAAGTATCAATTCCTCAGGCTGTGCAATAATAGTAGAAGCAGCAGGCCACCATCTAGCAAAGTTTTCTAACCAGAAATTTATGCTCTCCCCGCCTAACCATAAATTACGTGCATAAAATAAATCTTCTTTTGCATTTTTTGCAGTAAGGAACTCGGGTGAAAATGCTAACTGCTTATCCGGAAAAGACAACAGTAAATTGCGCCATCCTTCAATTGAAATTGTGCTCTTAATAAGTATAGGTATATTAGGTACATTGTTAATCACATCAACTATGTTAGACATGTCGCAGGATCCATCATTATGTTGAGGTGTTGATACACATATAATAATGCAACTAGCTCGACTAAGATCTCCGTTCATTCCTTTTAACGGGTCGTATATGACTAGATCGTCACTTATTACATATTCGTGTGCTTGCCCGACAAAACCGTAACCTGCAATACCTACTTTCATTTTAAATCCTTTAAAATTCGCCATGTATCGCGCCAATCAGAAACAGCAAACACTTTACTTGGATGTTTTAGTAATTTTGCAAGTGGATAGTCATTGCCACCAGGCAACACTTTATCACCAAAGAAGTATAAGGTATCATGATCATTAAATTCGTACAGCACTTGGCCTTTGTCACAGCCAGTAGGATAAATGTCTATGCCTGTTTCACCACCTATAGTTGCAGTTATATCTTCATAGTGTGAATTAATTTGGTGTGCAATCGTTTCACGTTCACGCATACCTTCGTCGTGTTTAATATATAGTTTACGCTCACCTAGTGTAGCGTTTCTGCCAACAACTGAAAAGTTTGCACATCCAGGCCGTTCTTCGATATGATTACCTGTTCGTAATACAAAACTACTTTGTTGTAACCAACCGTTGAGCATACTACGCAATGTGTCCGGCATCGTCCATTCACTTCTGCGAACATTTACACCAGCAGCCCAAACATCATTACCCGAACAATTGAATACAACTTTAGTAAGATCTATAGTATGTCCAATTTGCTCAAATGTTTTATCTCGGTCACTACCAGTAACTAGATATACGTCATTTACTAGACAGAATGTATTAAACCATGCCTTGAAGTCTAGGTCCATTAAACCTCTGCTAGGAGTTAAGGTACCGTCTACATCAAATATGTACTTAATCGTCATCTTCATCTCTTACCATAAAGTGTACTTTTACAATACAGTCTTTTTGTTTCTTTACGTAAAATTCTAATCCAGTAGCTGATAAAATTTTCTTTAAGTCATCCAGTGTTACGTCAGTTTCGTTGGGCATTTATTCCTCGTTGTGTTACACGTTCTCTTAGATCACTGCTGCTAAATCTATGATCACGTTTGTTAAAATATAGTTCTATGCCTCTCTTTGCACAAATAGCTCTACCTGTGAAAGTTTTATCTTTATACTCTTCTCCTAATATTCTAACATGGATTGTGTACATTGTCAAGATATCTTCTAGATCTTTTTCACTATTATACGGAATTATTTCATCTACATATTTTATTCCGTTTAATTGTGTATAGCGTTCAACAACAGTTTGTACTGGAGCGTTCTTTTCTGGTCTATCTACACTAGGGTCTGTTTGCAATCCTACTATAAGATAGTCGCATTGATCTTTTGCTTCACGCAACATAGTAACATGTCCTGCATGTAGTAAGTCAAAAGTGCTGCATGTAAATCCTATTCTCATTCGTACCAATGATTCCTTTTTCTACCGAATCCCATATGATCGTCGTATTTGCGTATTGCGTGATTAATAATTGTCCATTTAACCCAGCTGTCTTGACAGTGACCTTTTTCCCACCAAAATAATCTATCTATAATAGGAACAATATGCCATTTGCGATCACGTTTCCTTTGCCACATCCTTGCGCTTATAGTTTGATTATTTCTACCACCAAATACTGTGTTCCAAAAAATACTCCATGCTACGAATATTCTTTTAAAATATTTCCGCATCAGAACGAAAAGAAACTTTGTATTGTTGTATCGTTTTTAGTTGATTCTAAATCATAATCAAGCACACCAATTAAGTTATCTAACTTGTTGTCAATAATTGTTTCAGCCATTAGTGCATCATCAAACGGCAATTCTTTAAACCAATCCGGAATACGCAGTTCGTCTGTAGGATACGCAACGCTTGTATATCCCATTAAGTTAGTTTTTAGTTTGCAGACAATAACTTTCATACCGTCAACAATTTCCTGCGAATACTTGTCACCGTTCATCTTTTTAAGCGTGTTCCAGTTAAGACTTGCTCGAACATGCCCGGGCATATTTGCTTTACCTTGCTTTTCTTCTAAGCGTCTATAGTGTCCAATTTTATTTGCACGTTTGGGTGTACCTTTCTCCCATCCAGGCCTATCTGAAAACTCTTTGCGGAACTCTGTAATACGTTCTAACACTTTACTTTGCGGAACATCAGTAAGTACCATCTCTAATAGTTCTTTTAAAAAGTCCTGCATAAACACCGGAGTATCTGATCTACGCAAGTCCAAGCCCATTGCTTTTACTTTGCCCGGCTTGCCATCTGTGTCGCTTCTAAAGCCTTCAATGTCGTATACAAGTGCTGCATAACGCTTCTTAGTAATATATAAGCCAGACTCTGCAACAATTTCTCTTGCTGCTGCAATAACGTCTGAGCGGCTCCTAGGGCAATGGAATGCTTGCATCATAAAGTCTGGAAACGTTGCATTTGCTGCTTCGCACACTTGATCATACAGTGTGATTACATTGTCTTTGTCCCACGGCAAGTTACCTGCATCAATTTCACTTTTAAGTGTAGGATATCCGCTGAAGTAACAAGAGTCAGTATCACCATAAATCATTGCTTCGCCAACATGATCATACGTACCTGTAATAACCTTGTTTACTTCTGCTGACATATGCTTAACAATAGTTCTACCTGTTAGTGTAGTAGACTGCCCAATACGCTTATCGAAAAAACGGCACCCAGGGTTGAGAATAGCGCCATACAAGCTATTAAGATTAATTTTTTTAACAAGTTGTCTTTTATCCCAGTATTCAATTTCTGCTGTGTTGCCTGCGTCCTTTGCTTTCTTTAGCATCTTCTGCAAGTCTTTACGTTCGCTATACCAACGTTTTAAGATACCTGGAATAACGCCTTCAAACTCTGTTGTAAAGATAGTACCGTTTGAACTAAGCATCCAAGGTTGATTACTATCGAAGATTACTTTGTGTATTTCAGCACCACTTAGTATATCACTACCGCCTGACTCCCAATCCACAGTTAGTGCAATGTCCTTACGTTGTTCCATTACAGCTTCGTATTCTTCTGTGCTAAATCGTCCTTCCCAACTACCTGCAAATGACTTTTTCTTTAGTGTTGTGTCTTCGTGTACGCGAGCATCTGAAATTTCTGGACGTATTTGTCCAATAATAGTTTCTGGAGCCATATTTAATGCACGAATCACACTTGGATATAGCGAGTTCAAATCCATCGAACCAATCCACTTGTGCAAGCCCTTCTTTGGAAATGCAACATATGCACCAGCTGCCTGTGTGCTAACTTGATCATCACGCTTTGGACGATTAGGAACCTGCAATCCTCTATGATGTGCTTCGTTAACAATAGCCTGCTCTGTAACAGCAACAGCGCCCATTGTAGTCTGTAGAAGTACTGTGTTTGCATGTGCTAGTTCGTTAGACAAATCAATAAAACGTAGTTTCTTATCTAGCTTGTCAAGCAATGCAGTATCTTGAATGTTATATTCAATAAACTTACGGAAGTCATTGTTGTATAGCTGATCAAGTGTGCCTTCATATGGCACTTTATTCTCACCTACTTCAATCTCACCAATAGCATCTAGTCTGTAACTATGGCGTTCTTCGTATGTATATTTGCGGTATAGTTCTAAACTGTCTAAGTGTACACGACCTACTAGATCAAATGTAACTGCTGCTTTACCATACTTTTCATAGTCACGTTTCTTAGGCAGTTGCCCCCACAAGCAGAATCTACGTGTGTCGTCTTTGCTTAGTACACGCATAGTTCTGTTAACAGTGTACGGAATATCATAACCTTCGCTGTTCCAACCTGACAAAATATCAGCATCTTCAATTAGCGTTAAGAATGTGTCAATCATGTCACCTTCACGCTCAAACAGCATTACATTTTCAATACCTTCAAGTTCTGCTTTTGCTTGATCCATTGTAAGTGTCTTTGGCGGAACAGCTAAACACACCATTGTTTCTAACCACTGTAAGTATACACTTATAGAGGTGATTGGCATGAAAGGATCAGCAGGATCAGCAAACCCACGCTCTGGATCAAAGTCAGTCTCAATATCGAAGAACGCAATATTAAGTTTAGGCGCATCTTGATTGAGATAGTTTTCAGATAATGACTGAAATATTGGATTAATATCACTCTCAAATAGCTCCTTTCCTTTGTTAATTGCTACTTCTTTACGAAAGTCCTTTGTATTCTTGCATACAATACGACTTAGATTATCGCCGTACACACTCTTGTACTTGCCTCGTTCGTCTTTGTAATAAAATGTATATTTTGCTTGATACTCGCGGTATTCTCTTTTACCGTCTTTGCGTTCAACTACACGGATCATATCTTGATCGCGGTCAAACAATGCGTCTACGTAACTCATTCAATCTCCTGTTGCTTGTGGCCAACTAACCTTCTACCTGTCCGTAAGTGGACGACTCTATATTATATATTACAGTATGAATAACTGCACCATAGCAATTGAGTTCATTACAACAAACCAACTACATAGCACAATTGCAAATGCTGCTTTTCTAATAACTGTACTAACTACACCAAGTATACTACCAATCAAGTATAATGGAATAAAAAGTTCTGTTGCAGGATCAAGCACTGTAAATGTAAGTATAGCACTTGCTGCAATCAAAACTGTTGTTTCTACCATTTCACAATAAAATGCTAGAGGAGAAAGCCTGTAACTTTCTTTACAAAAATCTATGACAGCCTTTATCACTTGTCAACGCCGACTGTAGCAACAATAGTTTCCAAGTCTTCAAACTCGTCTTGATGCTTGTCCCAGTCACGTTTCATTGCAACTTTAATTGCTTTATTAATTAGTGAAGGCTTTACGTTCAGTTCTTCTGCTACTGCCTTTACAGTATCTTTAAGTCCTGCGTTTAGATCTTCAATCTCTTGTAAAACAGTTACGCCTTCTTTGACTAGACGTTCTAGTTTTGCTTTTTCTTCTTGCCCGTAGGTACGATCACTCATAAGAAACTCCTTGTATAACTTAATATACAGGTAATAGCTTAGTTTGTCAAGTGTTAATTACCACTTCACAGAAAGTTTTTTAGTAAGATCTCTTTGAGCTTTTACAGCATTTAAGCAAGCAAGAATGCGATTAGATTTGTCAAATGGGCGACTATAGTGATGTTTTGAATCCCAAGTTTTATTATTGTCCATTTCTTTACGTAGTTCGTTACCTAGTAATTGTTCAATGTACTTTAGATCGTCTTCGGATAAATTTTGAAATTGTTTAGCAACCATTGGATCCCCCTTTTAGCTATGAGGTATTTATCATATACTATTATGTTCACGTTTAATTTTGTCTGCCCAAGCTATTTCGAACAGGTCGTCATAATCATAAAGAGGAGCGCCGTCTGCACCGGCACGCCATAGTCTTGCAAAATATCCGTCTGCGCTTGAAAAGGCTGTTGCATCGGTAATATCGATATGTCCTTTAACTAGGAAGTACATTCTATATGCTTCTTTGCGTTCCATACTGTATTTAACTGATAGTATAAGTTAGGACGCTAACATTGCTCAAATGCGCCTTTGGATTCGTATGTAATTATTTCAAATCCTTGCATTTCTTGTTTGTAACTATACATATCACCTAATATAAGATAATTAAATCCTTGCTCTCTAAAGTATGCACATTCACTACGTAAACTTTTATAACCTAATTTAAGTTTAGGATTTTTATAGTTCCACGCAAATTGATCAGCATGTACAATCTTTTTACTTGGATAAACATAATAGCAACTCCATGCTGCTAGTTCATCGTTGTCGTAATACCCAAATACTGTGCCTCTTGTCCAGTCTTCTCTGTATATAGGATAGATACTATCAAAATCTTTGTACTGAATATATCCTTTATATAGTTCTTCACACTCGGTAAAATG